GGGAGGAGGGAGATACCATCGCTGCACCTGACCGTCCGAAATGGTTGGACGGATGGGACACTTCTGGATCAGCAGGCGGCACCGAGGAAGGGCAAAAAGCCTGCTTTGCGCATTACTACCAACACTACGAGAACGGCGTCTTGAAAACTGACGTTGTTTACAATCCGGCGTGGAAAGTATTGTCGTGTGAGAGTGAACCAACAACGGCAGATTACGCAGAGGTATATAAAACATATTGGGAAGCGGTAGATACCCGCCAAGCACAAGATGAGAAGGCGCTGGATGAAAATCAAAAGAGGTGGTATGAACGAGAATAATATCTATGATCGAATGGGAACAAAATCGGAATGGCACTCACCGGGTGAAGCGCAGATGATCCGTGAGGTAGAGGCGCTAACGATGGCGCTTGACATTGTACGCCAGGAGCGAGACGTGGCACTGGCCGAGGTGGAGGCGCTCAAAGCGCATGTCTCTAATCGGGACGAACTTATCAAAACGCTACAATCTCAAATTGTAGAAATTAGGTCTGGAAAGACCAGAGGTAAATGATGAATGATCCTATGCTACTAAAATTAATTTATCCGGATGGACAGGTACATCAGTTTACCGAGATTGGTACGTTGATCTCGTTGCGATCTGAGCTAAATGCGGCGGTTGAGCGCATACAGGAACTTATCGTGCGAGTGGCGGAGCTGGAAACGGAGAATGCTCAAAAGACAACTCTGCTAAAGCGATTGGCCTGGGCATGTTGGACTGCTGATAATCGAGAGGAATTGACAGACGAGATAAGTGGTGATTTATACTGCGAACTTTTAGATTATCTTCCGGAGGAGGATGAAAAACAATGAGTGACACGAGTGTTTGTGACGAGTGCGGCATGACGATAGCATATGGACACCAGGATGATTGTACTAAGGGATTGACCTTAAACAATCAAATGCTACAAGATCGCATCCTGACCCTGCAACGGAGAATATCAGATGTGGACGAGCAGCTCATGGTGGCGTACGATACCATCCACCGGCTAACCGTCGCACTGGCGGAGTGCGATCCGTGGAAAAATTCCGTCACGAAAAGTGGAAACTGGCGTGGCGTATGTACGATCTGCGGATGCCTGAGCGGAACGGAACACTTTCAAGATTGTCTATGGATAAAAGCGAATGGAGTATCAAAATGATAATCATCGGCTTTGTGGCGGCATTGCTATTCACTGCGCTTCTGTGGCGTAGTCGTGGGTCATTACTCACGGCGGCGTGTTATGCGGTCGTGGTTGGATTTTTTGCAGTAGGTACGCTGGCAGTCGTAACAGATCCGACGTTCGTCGCCTGGCTGGAGACGGTCGTCAAATTCAAGGATGACCTGGGACGTGTCAATCCGGAGATGGTCATCTGGGGCGTAGTGCTATTTGGTTTATTCGGTGTGGTTATTTGGGCGCCACATGATACTCCATGATGTGAAACAAAACAGGTGAAAAATGGATACAGAAGAACGTAAATTGCGAGAAAGAGAACGGGAACGGGAGCGGTACGCTCATCTCACACAAGAACAACGTGAGCATCGGCAAGCGCTAAATCGTGAGTCGAAAAGGGCAAGAGATAATGCCAGGTATGCCCGATTGACTGCTGAGGAAAAGAGAACGAGGTATACGCAGATTTCTAAGGCAGAGTTAGAACGCAAATTGCATTTCATCGGTAATGGGATACCAGAACTGCCTAACCCTGTCATGACCCGGTGTCCATGCTGCGGGAATGATCTTGGTGATAATCCGTATGGAGAATTCTGCGATTTCACATGCGCACGAAATTATGAAGTTGCCCCAAAGCGTCCTCTACCTTCACCTTTTATGAATAAAACAATACACAAGATAAGACATTAATCAGGAGATAAATATGTCAAAAGTTAGCGGAGTTGACTGGTGCGATTCTTCTGTTTCATTCTGGATGGGATGTTCAAAAGTAAGTCGAGGATGTTTAAAATGCTATGCTGAAAGAGAAATGGAGAAGTTTGGAAGAATATTCAATAACGTAGAAAGGTCTTCGATAACGACATTCAAATCTCCATTGAAATGGAAAGAACCAAAAGTGATTTTTGTAAATCCTTGGAGCGATTTCTTTCATGCCAAAGCAGATGAATGGAGAAATGATGCATGGGACATTATTAGAAGATGCCCTCACCATACCTGGTTAATACTTACCAAAAGAACAGATCGAATACTATCAAATCTTCCAGATGATTGGGACGGTGGATGGGACAATGTTTGGCTAGGAACAAGTCTGGAAGATGGTGGACCACTTTGTTCTAAGAGATTGCAAAACTTATTGAAAGTAGACCATAAAAATCTATTCCTGAGTTGCGAACCACTTTTGGGATATGTTGTACTTTACGATATGGCATTAGCAAGTAGAGTAGAAAAGATTGGATGGATCATAGCAGGTGGAGAAACAGGAAATGACTCCAGACAAACTCATCCTTGGTGGGTAAAAAGTTTATTAGAACAATCAGAGAAGTTTAATATCCCATTCTTTTTCAAGGGATGGGGAGAGTATGCGCCCTATATTGATGATAACGAGGAATTAAAATACGAAAAAGTAGGAAAGAAGAAATCAGGAAAAATGTTGTACGGAAAAGAATATGAGCAAACGCCTTGGAATTACAACAAATAATCAACTTAATTTATTTGGTAGTTCAGATAAAGAGAAAGAGTTATACAAAGCTCTTTCTCTTTGTTATCCATTAAAGATTGATTTTGATGCCGGGTATCTTGTTTGTGTTATTTGCGGCGAAAAGATCACATTTCAAGAAGATGTAAATGGAATACAAAGACATAAATTAGATTGTTTGTGGTTTCTTTCAAAAGAGGATAATAAAGAATAGTAAGTATTTTGGGGTATTGACAATATATGTACATAATGCTATAATTGGAACAATTCAATTTCAATATTTATATTGAAAATCTTTGATTTGAAAATACAAAAGGAGTAACACAATGTCCGATAGTGATTCAACTGTAAAGAAGAGTGCGTGGGTCGTTGCTGGTGAAACGACAGTGGCCGAGGAAGGTTCTCAGTCGTACATCGGGATCGTTCATTATGGCTTCGGGTTCAAGGCCATGAAGAAAGATGTGGATCAGTACAAACTCTGGTTTCCCTATAACCGTTTTGTCGAGGATGGTGGCAAGGGAAAAGAAGCTGCACAGGCTGCGTTCAAGCGTGCAATCGTTGAGCATGGCATTGAGCTGAAGGGCAATAAAGTTGAAACAAATTTTTGCTTCTGGATGGACACTTCAGATATGTTAGGTCGTAACACTTCTCAGTGGAAAGTAACTTCAATGTGGTGGCCGAATAAGTTATGGACACCGGGATACAAAGAGGTCATTGTTTCGTCGCTGGAGAAATTCAACATTGATCCTGGAAAGTCTGAAGTCATTGCGAAGTTGGAATTTATGGATGATCCTTCAGGATACATGAGAGAGGGTGCTCTTGATCCAAACACTGGTAGAAAACTTCCTGATCGGCCAAACCAAATTCCTTATATATCGAAGGTGTACGCAACACTTCAGGATGCGATGAAGGACGCTGGCGTTTCTATAACGGATGACTCCAGTTCGACAAGTTCGGAGATTTTGGAGATCCATCGGGACGATCCAGAAATGACTTGCTATGCTATTGGAGCGATTTACTCCATGTCGGCAAAGGAAGTCGCTGATATTTTAGGCCTTACCGGTGAACAGGTTCTGGATGAAATCAAGAACCATTCCGACGAACTGAAACAGGAAGGTGGTAAGAAAGTTGCCGACAGCTATGGCGTGAAAGTGATCGAGATCGCCAAATTCCTCAAGTAAATCATTATTAAAAGTGGGGGATATTCCCAAATATCCCCCACTTTAGGAGTTGGAAATGAAAACCTTATTCGAGGGATTGGTTTTGGTGCATGGCCGGCAAGATGTTGGAAAGACAAGTTTCATTCTCGGCGCTGGCCCAAAATCTTCAGAGTATGCTTTTATTGATGGAGATATCAAGGGAAAGCAGATCGCTGAAGAATTCCAAAAAGAAGCACCGTTCGGAATGTACGTTGATCTGTTTCATGAAACAAGAGATATGAAGGAGATCGAGTACTACAACTACTGCATGGGGATCATCGACAATATAAAAGAAGGACAGTTCGATGCGATTGCATGGGATAACTGGACTAAGTTTGAGACCACACTGCAACCATACGTTCTCGAAAACATGGGTAAATTTAGGAAATATTGGTCTGCAAAAGGTGACATCAAGGGTGCTCAAGTATGGCAGTCTGCCAATGAATACGAGGCAGCGATCATTGACAAGATACTGCACAAGACACGGATGCTTCTGATCTCAACGCCAATGAAACCTGAGAAGATCAACGGGAAGGAAACAGGTCGTTGGGTTCCTGATTGTAAAAAGCCATTGATCGAGAAAGCGCAGATGCGATTGGTGTTGAAACATAATCCGAACAGCCAGGCGCCGCTTGCTATAGTATTGAAACGGATCAGCAAACGGTACAACACTGAAGAAGGTATTGAAACAATCTCAGTTCTTCCTAGGAAGATCAATCCAGGAACGTGGAAACATATCCGGTGGTATTGGGATAATCCGGTTGGCGATCGGGAATTGACCGCTGATGAACTTCCTAATAAATGGGAACTAGCTCAGATCGAAGGGACGCTAACTGAAGATGAGTTGAAAATCCTTCAGATCACCCCGGTGTACGAGGAAGATGCAATAGCTGGTGATAAAGTCGAAAATGGTTTCAGCGAAAATGATCCTGAAAACATTGTCAAAGTGAAACAGATGAAAGAAGATGGAATGGGATTACTTCAAATCGCAGAAGCTATTGGGACAAAAGTTCCTATCGTAATCAAAATGCTAAAGAAATAAATAAATAAAACTGTTCACGATCAGTTAAAAATCGTATGCTTCTGTAGGATAAATGGATAAACCTTCCGTCCTCTAAATGGATAATTCGAGTTCGATTCTCGACAGAGGCACAAACCTGAAGGCGAGTACTGGAAATCAGCCTGCGACCTTTCGTTGTGGTTCGAGAATGGCAGCATTACCGACAATCAGATGATATTTTGCCCGAAGTGCGGAAAGCGCATACTCGTGTTGAACCCATTTGGAGGAAGTAAAGATGAGTGACGAATTGAAACCATGCCCGTTTTGCGGATTAGAGATGTTTGTAGAGTGGCGCAATATGCGCCAGGAGCCTAATACCTATCTCATCTGCAAAACCGAGGGGTGTACGGCTCAAAATATTCACTGGGACAACAATGATTTGTGGAACAATCGCCCAATCGAAGACAAGCTGCAAGCCCGCATCAACGAGCTTGAGGAATATAACGCCAGACTTGAGAATACCCTGGAGCGAATCGCCAATTGGACGCGTGCATATCCCATTGATGTGTTCCCAGAGCCAGATTGGGAGCGAGTGCGCGAGGTTCTTGCGGCAGGTGGTATCTCGATAGATTGCGTATCAGCCAGCAATATGCGGCATGTGGTCGATGGGATTGCAAAAATTATTGAGGAGGTGACGAATGAGTGAACCTATATTGATGAAATTGGTTTATCCCGAAGGCATGGTGCAGCAGTTCACCAGCCTGGCGTCACTGGATGATATGAGGGCAGAGCGTGAAACCTTGCAGGGCCGCATCCTAGCCCTGCAAGGGCAGCTATCCGAGGTCAATGATAACTGGATGGCCGCCTGTGACGAGATACATAAGCTGACGGAGGCAAAATGAGCATAAATTTTCAAGCTGGCATGAAATCCTTACCTAACAAAACCGTCAAATTCCAACCTGGCAATCAGATCATTTACCGGCAGGACTTCTCCGGTTTCATCGGAGTGCCCAGTGATGTCACTTTTACGGTGACTGCAATTGACAAAAACCGGGCGATCCTTCAGGCTCCGGGATACGGCGGCATCCCTTATGGCAACGGACACATCATCGTCTTCCGGTCGATGAACGAGGTGACTAAATGACTAAACCAGTACACATGAAATCCGACAAGACATATCACAATAATGGAAATTTGCCTGTTGTAGCTTGTGGAATTGTGAAATTTTCAGTTGGAAACGATTATATTACAAATGATGTACGAAAAGTAACTTGCAAGCGATGCTTGAAGGTAATACAAGTTAGTAAAGATGGAACTTGAATGAAAATAGTGTAGTATCAACCAACCAAAATATTCAATAAGCGTAGACTTGTTCACTTATGCGAATACGATGGAAAGTAACTCTATGCAGTAAAAATAAACGAACTTTTGATATTGTTCGAGAGAAGTAACACTAAATCAACTTGTAAAATATGTTTGAAAAGGGAGAAACAAAATGCCACTTTACAGGGTTAACTTGAGATATCGTCGCAACAATGAAGAATATCTGATGGAAAAAGATATCGAATCTAAAGAACTTCTAGAAGACACACTCATTGAAGTCGCTAAATCTGCAAAGCAATTCATCCTTCTTGCTAAAGCATCCAGCCAGGTATCTTTTGCAAACTTCAACGGAGCCGTTATCGTGTTGAGAGACACATCACAATACTCGGCAATCGTGACTTACGGCAAAGAAGTTAGATCAAAATCGAGCGATGCTTCTAATTGGACCTCACTGGATCAATCAGAATTGGATATTGTGCTCAAGTATCTTTCTGAGAATATTCATGGAGTTTATGGACTGCCTGATATTGAAGGTAAAGATGGATAAATACGATATTGTCTTCGGTGTGTCTACTTATCATTCTTCAAGATTGGCAATTCAACTGCTGAGATCAGTCAGTATGATCCATGCCAATGTGCTGTTCATCATATCCGGCAATAGAAAAGAAGATATTGATGAAATCAAGAGTGCGAACATAACGACTTGTGATCATATCCTGTTCGTGTCTGACATTAACAACAGTTGGTACAACCAGAATTGGGCGTTTATCTACTGTGTCAATAACGGGATTGAAGCAAACTTCTTCTGTAATATTGACGATGATATTGAGTTTACTCAAAATAGTACAAGACTGATTAATGAACTTGTGTTCTTTTGGTTCAAGTATAACTTCGCATTGATGACATTCTCCACTCCACATAATTATTATGGAATGGATGCGAGTTCTATCGTGGATGGTGTATCTCTAAATATTCCTTGGTTCAATGGTGATAGCATCTTTACGAAATGGGAAACTGCGCTAAATCATGGCCTTCCCGATACTACATTGGATAGCCACATGAGTTACTTCGCCGAGATGGAGTATGCTCATCGAATGAGATATCTGACTGGACATAAAATAGTCACTCATTGCGCTCCTAATTTTTATCTTCACCACATGCGAACTGATCCGGTGATTGCAAAGCTAAGAGCAGACCGGTCGATGGATGCAATTCATTCCGGGATGGACGTGTGGAGAAAGAAATATAATGCCAATGCTGATGGAGTGATTACCAGGGGATCGGCTTACGAGGTATTGTATAACGAAGTAATGAAACCGGAAAATGAGAATGCGATCAAATGGTCATTGTGCTACGACGAGAAGTGGAGCGATTGGGACAAGATTTATGACAACATTAGGGACAAGTTTCGCATTCATTCGTGGGTATTAAAATAATGCAAGCTGAATTGAGAGTAACAGAATCAAAGGGAACCTACAGATTGATTTGTGGTTACTGTGGTTGTATATTATCTTCAGGACTGAGCGCAGCTTCGTTAAGCTGCAACCTGGATAACTGCGTAAGATGTGGTGCAAAGTTAATCAGCATAAAAGATATTGTAAATCGGTATTCAAAATTGGGAGATTTGAATGATGGAAAAGAAATATAGAGTCAAGCTAAAGATATTTAGAGAACATGTCATAGTCAAAATGATACAATCGGTAACAGCAGAAAGCGAAAGTGATGCGATAGAAAAGGTAAAGGATATCGCAAGAGAAACATTTGAAGACTACATGGACTCCGAATCGATGAGCGTGAAGGAAGAAAATGAAATCGACTGATCTGGATGTAACCAAAGCGATCCATGATGAATATAATAAGTACGTGGTCAATGCGAGAGTTCACAATGAAGAAATTATGACTTATGAAGAATGGTTCAATAAAGTCAAATTTGAAGCAATAAAAGAGATGAATAAGAAGCATAACATTGCCTAATTACTCGAAGTCGATTGATCTAAATCAAAATGCAATAACAAGAACCTTGACCCATTCTGGATACTGTTTTGCAGATACAAGTATGCTTGGTCGTGGCTATCCAGATCTAACGGTTATGTCTAAAAGTGGAATTATTGTTCTGCTTGAAATCAAGAACGGTAATGCAAAACTGACAGAAAGCGAGATCAAGTTTCACGATAACTGGGTCGGTTCCGCCATTCATGTTGTTAGAGACGAAAATCAGGCACTAGAAATTTTGGAGTTTTATGATAGACAATCAATCGCAATCTGCCCAAGAAATTATAGAAATCTGCAACAAGTTATTAGACCTGCCGATCTCAACAGCGGACGAGAAAAAAATAAAACTGCTGCTTCGCATAGTCGAAAAAAGCAAAAGATTGACAATTGACCAGGCTATGATTGTTGAAAAGATAAGAAATTATTATCTGGGAGATATTGATAACTTGGAAACTAAAGAATTGATAATGAGGATTGTTTACGTAAAGGAAGTTACTGAGTTTCCGCAAAGATGTATTGCGTGGGCAAACAGAGATAATACGGATATGTTTGACTTGAAGATGATTGAAGCTGCTGCAAGAAACTTCGCATACAAATTGAAAGTGCCAATTCCTCTTGTTGCTTATATTTTTAGAGATGAAGTATTTTTTGAAATACCTTAAGGAGATACAATGATAATACAGTTGGAGATATTAAAAAGTGCAGTTCGCATTGTCAGGAATTATGTTCCTCGAAAAAGTACACTTCCAATTCTGGAGTGTGTTCGCATCAAGTTCGATGGCGCTATGTTGTCTGTTGAAGGAACAAATCTTGAGCAAAGAGCCATTGTTACCACAGATGTTATCTCGACTATAGACAGTCTTGATATTTGTGTTCCAGAAGAAAGACTGCTGAGTTGCATTTCTCAGAACACTGGAATGATTGATATTTACGAGAATAAGGGTGTTGTCACTTTGAAATTCCAGGATAAGAGTAAGGTGACGATAACGTCGTTTCCATCTTACGAGTATCCTGTCGCTTCTCCGGTAGAAGATGGAATTGAGTTTACGATAAATTCAGACGAGTTAAACAGGGCAATCGCATCGATCATCGGTTCTATATCAAAGAACTTCAACATAAAAGTTGAGCAAACGGGTGTTGAACTAAAAACAATCAGTGATAAAGATTTTACACTCACGTGTACAGATGGATATATGTTGAGCAGGATCGGGATTACGGTGGATAAGATCAGTAATTTCGATGAGCCAATATCCTATGTCATACCGGGCAAGTTCATGTCATCTATTGCCAGTATCAAAAAATCTGAATTGAGTGTGAAGTTGAGCAGATCAGCTATCTCTATTACCGCACCTGGTATTGAGTTAATGTCATTGTTAATTATGGAGAAATATCCGAATGCAGACTCAATTATCCCGAAAAGGTTCGCATCTTTTATTGAATTTGACAACAAAACTGTCTCAAATGTCATAAAGAGATCAAGGATTTTCAATGAAGATGTCGTCAAGATTGATATGTCCAAAGAAAACGGGAATATCTTGATTATGGCAGAAGGAGATGAGGGATCAACATACGAGGATTGCAAAGCTGTTGTTAGTGAAGATTGCGATACCATTATTCTTGATCCGATAAGACTTCAAATGATACTAGGCATGGCAAAACCTTTTGGCGATATGACGATAGCCAGTATCAACACACCAAGAAGTCCGATCCAGTTCAAGGGAAAAGATAACTCAAGCTGGACTTCGATATTGATGCCAAAGTCGCTGTGAAATTGTACTTATTGGCATAAAAGTACAATTTAAAATAGCAAATTGTAATAAATGTAATAAGAAAATACAGTATTTTGGCACTAGTAATTGTGTTCTCTTTATGTAATAATTACCATGTAGTTGATTGATGCAGAATTATGGTAGACAAAGCCAAAAAAGTGTCAATCAACTACATTCATGAGACTACTGGAATTGTGGTCGAACTGCCAATATTGAGAAATCAAATTGCGCTACAACTGCAAGCCAGATCGAAGCTGGCAAGTCTCACTTAGCCACCTTTTCATTTCTTTCGTCAAGGACCGAGAGGTGGTTAGCACACTGTATGTTTTGTACGCAACGATAGATGAGAGCGTAAAACAGACAAAGGGTTGATGCCGTTGTGTGCTTTGTATCTCCCATGTTGTAAAAGAGACCGTTATCGCTTCATAGTGCTTACAGCTTAGAAGTGAAAACAAATTGAAACAGAAATTTATCGTGAAATCGTGATGAAGACGAGTGCCTGTCCGGATATGACCGGTGAGGTGAGGACAAATCTGCAACCCACACGATAAGTGAAAATAAAGATTACATCTTTGTGGAAACTTTTCAATTATTCCAGTAGTCGATCATAGACCATTAAAGATGTGTAGTATCTTCGGACGCTTCTTCCGACCATCAATGCGATAAGGAAGCGACATAGAACAAATGGTGGAGTCCCCCTTCCCACAACCGCTAATTGGCATTGACAAGGAATGTAAACTCCTTGCGGAAAAATGGATAAGTCGGTGTTTGTAACTAACACTCCGGAAACGTAACCGGAATTTAACACGAGCCTGACCGAATATGAGATTGCTTCGGATAATGATCTTGTAACGATGTGTCGCATCGTAGAGGATCAGGTAAAAGGAACTGACAATCCGGAGTGGGTGAAAATCTCCACCAGGCTCTCCTTAAAAACAATAACTTGGCACTAGAAATGATAATTCTAGTAAAAGATAGAATAACGTATCAAAAGAAAAACGAGCCATCTATACATAAGAAACGTGGTGGAAAACTAAGTTGAAGCTTCGCCTGAGAAGTTGGCACGTTGACTTGTCAACGTCATCCAGCCGGACAAGGAGAAGGCGACCGGTATAAGTTAGCCGGATAACGATCTCTGGAAATGCAAAAGTTTAGGTCAGCGCAAGACCGAAAACGCTATGCCAGAGATCGTTATTTATTTCTTGAGTAAGAATATTGAAGTATTTTGCCTATTGCATTATTATGGTCATATGGTATAATAGTATTAATTCACAATAAATTTTCAATTTTGAAATACAGAAAAGGAGCAGCATGGACACAATCAAGTTGGATAGTAATCACTTTTTGACAAGAGTAGCGATACCAAAGCAGCCAGAGGTAAAGCAGTCAAAGCAAAAAGTCAATCACATCTGGATTTATGACCGATCCGGGTCAATGAGTTATATGTTGGACGGATTAGCTGCTGATCTGGTTGAACATTACAAGAGCATCGACATTGGCGATATCATGTCATTGGGGTGGTTCTCCGGTGAAGGAAAATTCCGGTTCATCTTGAAAGGGTTCGTAAAGCAATCGCATGATGATGTAGAAACATTCAAAAGGATCATCGCCAGTAATAAATCTCCAATCGGGACAACCTGCTTCAGTGAAATCCTATACGATACCAGGGAAGTTGTTGATGAGATTTATCCGCTGTGCAGCAATTTTGGACTGATGTTCTTCACAGATGGATACCCGGTGGTTAGCGATTACACCAAAGAAATTCGTAACATCAAGGAAGCGATTGATAACATCAAGGGCACTATCAGCAAGGCAATCTTTGTTGGTTATGGAAGTTATTACAACAAAGAGTTGATGTCAGATATGTCAGCCAGAATTGGAGGACAACTTATTCATTCGTCTGAACTTGAAGAATTCAGTTCATCGATGAAAGACTTTATCGGAGCCAAAGCATCACCGAGAAAGGTGTTTGTTGTCCCGATCAGCTTCTTGATTGATAAGAACATGGATGTTGCTTTCACTCTGAAAGATGGTGTTATTACTCAATACTCCGTTGAAATGCCGAGTATGATGATCGATGAAGCGGACGAGATTTACTTCATCACAAGTTCTCCGCCAATGGACATGGACAAGATCAATGTTCAGGAAATTCTTCCTGGACTGTACGCAAGTGCGATGATCTTCTCTCAGAAGATGCACAGCGATATTGCACTATCCATACTCGGCAAGATCGGCGATGTTGCTCTGGTTGATCGACTTTACAATGCGTTCACCAACGATGAATATGGGTTGGTAGAGAAAGAACTGCTGGATGCAACGTTCCATGAGGATAAGAGATACACCGATGGAAGGCGGTTGGGGTACGTTCCTCGTGTTGATCGGTTCTGCATGTTGGATTTACTTGAAATGCTGCGGGACGATAAGGACACGTTCTTTTATCCTTATCATCCTGAATTCAAGTACAAGCGAACAGGTGTTCGCACCAGACAGCATGATGGTTATTCTGAATTCAAGCGTAAGGAAACTAATCCAGCTTGCAGGTTATCCGATCTGACATGGAATGCAACCAGGCTCAATATCAGTATCCTGGTAAAGATAGATGGTATGATTGAATTGAATTATGACTGTGAAAAGTTTGGATTTGCGAAAGTGTACCCGACCTGGATTTTCAGGAATTACACTATCGTTCTTGATGGCAACCTGAACGTAACATCATTGCCAGTCAAGTTATCGGAAGCGTCATTCAATACATTGAAGAAAGAAAAGATCGTTAAGGGTGACTGGAATGCAGATGAAATATACGTGATTAACCTGAAACGAATTCCAGTGATGAACCGTAAATTCGATGAAGTGAAAGCATTGGATTACTGCTCGTTGCTATCTACTGAGAAGTACTCAGAAGCATTGCTCAAGGTTATGAAATGGAAAAAGAATGAAATTGATCCAGATGATAAACTTGAAACGGTCGCATTGAGCAACGATCAGGTAACTTATCTTGATACTCAGGGAGTAACAAAGAATGGGTACAATCCTCCAAAGGAAGATTACCCGATCACGGACTTCTACATAGCGAGAGAATTTGATGTGAAGATGCAGAAGTTCTCATCGTTACCGAGTATCAATGCTGTGTTGCTGAAAAATTCAAGTGGAAAGAAAATGACCGAATCGGAAATGATGATCTGGGCAGCGATGGGAGAACTACCATCGGAAGTCAAAAGTATTTCCGTTTCCGATAGTACTTCCGAAAAGAAGCTGGCTGTTCTATGGTTGGAGGCTGCGATTGAAAACAGAAAGTCTATACTGAAGAATGTTCGCAACACGCTAAATCGAACAAAGTTTGCTATTCTTCTTGGAAAGAAGTGGTTCCCTGATTTGACGCAAAGAGAAGGGGCAACTATGAACGTTGCCGGATTTGACTTCCTGTTCACGATGCGAGAGATCAAGGTTGATATGTAAATAACAAAGTGGTGTGGTCATAGGACGAGACCTTAAATTGTCATACTAGCGCCAACTTGACAGCCACAAACAAAAACTATTAGGATTTTACATGGATAAAATTATTGGATTGATACCGGCTGCCGGAAAGGGATTAAGACTTAATATTCCATTTCCGAAAGAATTGTACCCGATCATTAGGGATAACAAGTATAAACCAGTGGCGCAGTACATACTTGAAAATATGTTGTATGTTGGAGTAAATCATATCGTATTTGTTATTAATGATGAGAAAAGTCAGTTGATAAAATACTTTGGAAGTGGAAAAAGATTTGGATGTAATATAAGTTACGTTGTTCAAGAAGATTTGCCAGATAGTAATTACAAGTCAACATCACCAGGTCTTGCAAGTGCGATTGACGCTGCTTATCATTTGACCAGTGGAAAAAGAGTAGTATTCGGTATGGCAGATACGATCATAAGCCCAATAGATATATTTGCAGATATTATGACCGTTCCGGGAGATGAGTATTATGTGTCTATGGGACTGTTCAAAACAGATCATCCAGAAAAGTTCGGGATGGTCGAACTGAAGAATATAGAAGTGGTTAATGTGGTAGATAAGCCAAAAGTAACAAAGCTGGAATACGTATGGGGATTTATGTACTGGCATCAACGATTTACAGAACTGATTCATACTTGCGTAAAAAATGGTATTTTTGATTTTGCAAATATCATCAATATTGCAGCCTCAAAAGAGAGATACAGTGTGATCGCTAATATTATCCTTAATTGTGAATATCACGATCTTGGAACTTTTGAGGAAATTTCAAATTTAAATAGTGAGGTATAAATGCAAATAAACAAAAGTAATGGGTACGATTACACATGGAAAAATCCGTGCGAGGCACAATTGGCAGTCATTGATATTATCTCAATGATGAACGAGAAGACAACTCAATCAAGGATGTTATGCGATTTCATCATTTTTGCAAACGAATCTCCGTGGTTTATAGAAATAAAGAGGTATGCCGATGGGATGTTTATCGCCTCTAACGAAAGTGAAAATGTAGACACGTTCATTCAAGGGTGTAAGAATATTGTAAAATTAGTGGAGAATGGATACGATGAGCAAGAAAAGAGATGGTATTATCTCGGCGACTTAGAAGATAATGCGTCGGTAATTGAAATCAATAAATTCTTGTTCATGATCGCTAATTCATTACTCGTTATTCAAGAAGGATTTTCAAAGGAAAGAGTTAGTGGATTATTTGTAATTTCAATCGAGACATTCGCATCAATAATTCTTGGAAAAGAATGGAGAAAAAACTTCTACGATGCAGTCGCCGAGTCTAAGAAAAGTATCAAGGCGAAGGGTAAACATAATGGCAAAACAGCATAAGTACATGTCGTGGATGGTTGAAAAGAAAAATAACGAACAGGTGAAATTGGAAAAAGAATTTAACCAGAGCGCAGAATTTGTATCTATCTACGTTGACCAGCAAAAAATAAGAAAAAAAACATTTTCAGGAAAGGATTTAAAGGTAACATTAAAAATCACATTACCTCCTGACACGCTAAAAAGAACAATGCAAATCGTAGAATTCGGAAAAGGAAAATATACAAGTTCTTATATCAATGTGGCCGTTTTACTTCTGAATGAATTGATAACAGATGGAGAGGACTTGGATAGAATTGCACAAATAATTCTCGATATGACGCTTCAGCCAACTTATTTGTTCAATAATATCACACGCCTCAAAAGTATTTTGGTGCCAAAAGAAGAAACATTTTAGTCAATCTCGTGCTATGATTAATATATAACAATGCCCCACGCCGATTGTGGGGTATTGTTGTCTACTTTAGATAATACAATTCAAAAGGATATGCTATGCCATCATTAGACCCTCGCTCATTAGGATTACCTCATTCGCAATGGAGACCATCTCAATTTCAAGCCTTCAGAAAAGCATCTCAGATTTATAACGGGTTCATTGAAAGTGGATCATCTGGAGCAACGTTCGCCGGCTTTCAATTATGCGTTGGCGTTGGAAAGAGTGGAGTAGCAAAGGCATTGTCAAGTTTAGCAAAAACGACAGTATTGGTTCAAAATCATGGACTATTGGATCAATATAAAAATGGATATGGACTTGATATTATTAAGGGAAAGCAAGAGTATCCATGTGTGTTGAAAACAAAAGTAAATACATGGAAATCGTCCTACAGTCTGATGCCAATGGCATCAGACTGTCACTTTAAGGATATGAAGAATTGTCCTGATGCAAATAGTTGCCCTTATCAAATTGCTAGAAATATTGCACTTCAATCTAATCGCATGGCATGTACTTATGCGTATGCTTCGTTGAGCGACGCAGTAAAGGAGCGTGATGGAATATTAATATTTGATGAAGCGCATACCTCAGTCGAACAACTTCTAAAATTATCCAGTTTCGAGATGGATGAATTGGAAAGAGAAAAGTATGGATTTCCAACTTTCCCGCTAATAGATTATGGACCTTCCGGAGATGGCGATATTCTAAACGGAAAATCTAAGGCAATAATTATTGAGTGGTTATCGGAATGCATCAATGAAGTGTCCAATAAAGACTTGTTTGACAAGATGACACCTACTGGATCAAAAACAGTGAAGGTGTTTGACTCGTTGAATAAATTGTTCAATCTCATTATTGAAGAAGAAGATTTATTCTATAAATGTTCTTCAAAGTCGATTGGCGATAATGATTGGAGATCGTTCTGCCGGAAGCAAAATCAACTTGTATTCTCGATAAGAACGCTAACGGCGAAGAACATTGCCAGCACTTTATTCGCAAACAAGAAAATGGTAATGCTGATGAGTGCAACCATTGGAGATCCACAGCCGCTATTCGGCGAATTGGGAGTAGAAGATTTCAAGTTCTTTGAATATCCACATCCGGTTCCTATTGAGAAAAGACCGGTCTACTCTTTGGATGTTCCGAAAATGACCAAAGTAAATCTCGATAAAAACCCATCACTTTATAAAATTCAAGCCAATGCGATAACTCAATTTATTAATATGTTCGATCCAAAGTGGCGTGGGATCGTTTTGACCAGCAGCAATTATAAGGTGAAAACATTGAGAGATTATCTGATAAGAGATTTCCCACTAAGAATATTAAGAACAAAAGAAGGAATGGGAGTATCTGAAAGATTGAATTCCTTTATTGATTCTGAACCAGGTACGATCATGGTCGACACTCTACAGGGATTAGGAACTGGAACTGACCTGAGAGATGAAAGGGGAAGATTTGCAATTGTTGGTGGAATAAATCATAGCAATCCTGCTGATCGGTTCCAAAGTTTACGGATGAGCACAAAAGAAGGAAAGCGGTATGCGTTTTGGAGTGCCCATTGTGGCACTCAGCAGGCATGTGGGCGTGTCATTCGTGGAGAAAGGGAGTATGATGGCAGTTATATGTATAATGTGGCTGCATTGGCAGATGGGTCAATGATTGATCCGTACTCAATGAGAAACTATACTTTAGACTTCAAGGAGAGTATTCATGAATTTAAAGGAACTTTATGAACTTCTGGATAAAGCTATCAAAGAAAAGAAAATCTACCTATCTACATTTCATGGAATGAAAGAACAAAGTATAGCAATCATCATACCAGGCAGTATTGATAGAACGAAAAAGGTAGAAATTAATGAACACAACGATGGATTACGCAAAGTACTGGATTGATTTTGGTGTGTCTCCGATTCCAGTAAAATTTAGAACAAAGATACCATTGGTAAAATGGGGTAATTGGAATACAAAATTACCGGATATGGATTTGGTCAATGGATGGTTTAACACCAAAATTAGGCGAAATATCGGCCTTTGTTGTGGCATGAATGGATTGGTCGTGGTCGATTTCGATGATATGGCCTATTTTCAACAATGGTATGATGGACTCAAAAGGACATGGCAGAAGATATTTGACACCACATACCAGGTCATCACTTCGAGAGGAATTCACTTCTACTTTAAAGTTAGGGAAAAAGAATATAGCCAAAAACTAAAAACTGGCGTTGACATAAAATCTGAAAGAACATTCGTACTCTCACCACCGAGTGTACACCCAAGTGGCGCCGTGTATACTGGAAACTTATCCAGGGTGATTACAATAAGTTCACTTCATGAATTATTTCCGTATGAAATTCAAAAAGAAATACAACCTAAAAATCTGAAACCATCTAGTGTATGGAATACACTGGACGAAGATCAATCTTATTCAATCAAATATATCAAATCCAAAATCGGAATACTTGATCTGGTATTTGACTACACGAAATTGGCAAGAAATTCTAGCGATGGAAGATGGTGGATGGGTAGGTGTCCGGATATTAGACATGAAGATAAACATCCATCTTTTAGGGCAGACACGACAATGGATAGGTGTACCTGTCTAAGCGGAAGATGCAATTTGTACAATCCAAAGGGGATGGATATATTTGACTTCTACGGAGCGATGACCGGGTATACGCTCAAGGAGTCAATCGTTGAATTATCAAAATACTGTTAATAGTAAAATGCCTACGATTTATCGTAGGCATTTTATTTTACTTATTTTTGATAATTTTTACACTTTCTGGAAGCGACCCCTTAGTCAGCGTGTAGGTCGATTGGTTAGCAATCAACGTTGTGAAATAAGTGAAGATCAATACGATCGCACCCGACTTATCCGGCGTCACGATTACCACGAACTTGGTCCAACTTGACACACCTACCAGGATCGTCAGCACAGTAATCGCAACCCACATTCCAAGTGCTTTGTGAGATGAACTAAGTGCTGCGAACCACTCTCGAAATCCAGGAAGATAAGTTGCCAGCAGCGATATAAGTGCCCCGGCAGCTCCCATGAGTACAGGCGCTTGAAGTATTTGTTTTACTAGGTCAACAATCTGATCTTCTGTCATTTAGCTATCCTTATTTATCATCTGATCTACGATGATATTTTAATAAACTTGAACTTAATCTTGCCAATACCATAGATAGCCTGGCACTCATGCCTTTAGCTTCTTCTATCTTTTCAATAGTTAATTCAAAAGGTTTGTCAAAAGATACAGACAAAATTCCCACCATAGCACCACGAATACCGTTTACTCGAAACAGGTACCCGCATTCTACGCCATCACCCTTGTATGAATTAACAATTGATTTGTACTGACTATCCAGACACACTTTAATAAATGTTTTATCCTTCACCTCCATTACCGCATCTAAAAATACGCTTATTGGTATTCCCTGGTAGTTGCTACCACGGAGGTTTTTTCCTTCCTCGGCAAACTCATTGGTTACGCTCAGTTTCATAAATGGGATTTCAGCAGATGTCACGATTCCATTATGAAATTGCCATAAGACGGCCCATTGAGCACCTAAGGATGATGCTACCATTGCAAGGATATTCATGATTTCTACTTCGGCGGCAATAGACAATTCCAGGTTGTCAGCCGATATTGTTTCATTTGTTTCGGCTGCTTTTTCGGCCCGTTGTTTCCATCCTTTTACCCAAGGCCATAGGACGAATACAACTAACACAATGAGTGCAACCAGAGACAATCCATGTTGCTCTATTATCGAGATAAGTTCGTGTATTTGTTCAGGTGTCAAGGTGTAACCTCCATCAGTGTGACTCCATCGTAAGTTAGAGCAAACCACTCTCCATTTTCGTTCTTTCCCCACATCTCTTTCGGTGCGCTCATATCCACGATCTTCTGCGATTCACCCTTCGGCATCACCCTGATCCGTGTGTTTACGGCAGTCGATGGAATCGTATGGAGCCACAGCCCATCTGGACTCACAACCTTTCCGATCAAATAATTTACAGGATCGGTCGGAGATGGAGGGATCGATCCACTGATGCCGAACTCTGCGTTCATTTCTTCAACCGTACCCGGATACTCATTCAAATCCATGTACGGTTCTTCCCCGCCATAGGCATATCCATCACCTCGGCTCGTATATTGCCAAAACCTGTACTCAGTCCATGGTTTCGGAATAATAGGCTTGTACGTTGGCGGAGGTGGCTGAAAGAACGGGTAATTTGCAAGCCATAATTTATGTTCAAGCCAGTTGCGATCCGTTGATCCATGTTCCCCCCAATATCCATTACTCGTGTAAATCATGACCTGCTTACCAGTTAGAACGAAATACTCATGGCAGAACACCATGAATTTAGAAGCACTGTCGGCGGGAGCATTTTTCTGTTCCTCGCAATCCAACACTGCTGGCAATTCACCTGGATCGGACTGAATCACACCGGCAAAGAACCTGGCTTGATCTACGGCAGATCTTGTCCAATCCATGTAGTGATAAAACCCTCGTGGAATCCCTGCCAATCGTGCATTCTCGCTGTTGATTGTGTAGTCACGATCTAGCCTACACGCTTGAGATGCTTTGATAAACACGAACTTTGCACCAGCAGCCAGCATCTTGTTAAAATCCACGTGCTGAGGCGTGCTGATGTCGTCGTTCCAGACAGAAATGTCGCAACCTTGTACAGTATAGGTCATAGTATCACCTCCGTGATATAATAGATATATCTATGGAAAGACAAGGAGATTGTCATGGGAAAGGTTGTTCCTGTTGAAATTAGATTTTGGGCGAAAGTCGATATGCGTGGGCCTAATGAATGTTGGCCTTGGTTGGGCGGGATTAAGGAAAATGGGCGTGGTAATTTTAGTATCGGTCATAAAAATTGGCAGGCCCACCGGATGATGTGGACGCTTATCAAAGGCCCAATTCCAGATGGGATGCTTGTTTGTCATCACTGCGATAATGGGAAATGCGTCAATCCAGATCATTTATTCCTTGGAACTTATCAGGACAATAGTGATGATATGATGCGCAAAGGTAGAAAGCGTACTCTACGCGGTGACGATGATCCCAAGTCAATTCTTACCTCCGATCAGGTCGAAGAAATTAGGGCTAAGTATGTTCCTCGCATTTATTCTCAATTCAAACTTGCTAAAGAGTATGGCGTCAGTAGATCAAATATTGAGAATATATTGCATGGATTAATCTGGAAACATCTCTTATGACGCTGCAATCCGTGCCCTGTGCCGATTATGCTCATTTTCAACCTTTATTTTGGCGGATCGTAGCCAGTCCGCATATAATAGACGGGCCATATTGGTAGCAATTCCCGTAGCCAGCACTGCGTTAAATGCGTTCGCCGCATCGAACACCACGGCCCCAATATCGGCAGCGGTCAATCCCTCATCACTAACAATCAGGGTATTCCCGTAATCCAGGGCGTTCCACTGCGCCTGAAGTGCTAGAAGTTTTTGAATACCTTCCCATACCTGACGGTTATATTCTCTTGCTCGTGTTACGTAATCGTTATCTTGTGTAGTCATTTATTCTCCTATTCTAACTATCAAAACTGTTTCAATTTGTAACCAAGAAGCCTCTCAGCATAGTGGTTACTGCCCCCGGCCCTGATGCCGTCGCACTGCACTTAATATCTACCCGTGCCGGTATTTTCAGATAAGTGGGAAATATCAGGGGCGCTGATCCATTACTTGTAATCACCTCTGCCTGCACCCAGAATGTAGCTAATCCTATTCCCAATACCCCACCCATCACAAACTGAGTAGAGTCCACAACATTTGCCTTAAGTCGTATTCTCGCACACTCCGCAGATTTATCGGTTGTCGAAAATCCTACTTCACCGGAAACTATATAAAGTGTTTTCCCGGCAGGAACTGTATAAACAGAATTTCGTGCTCTGGTATATCCTAACGTAATATAGGAGTAATCCTGTCCTGCGCCGTTGGCTTCAAGAGTGATGTTTCCAATTGCACCAGCGTTAGTGCCCACGGATATTGCCCGTAATGAATTTATCCTGTACGGTGAGTTGATAAGGTCTACTGCGGTATTTCCGTCAAGAATGACAATCTCGCTTTTAGTAGCCCATGATGTATTAAGATATTCAATCCTGACTGCGTGAATACCAGTGGTGGCTGAAACGTCTATAACATGATAGGTTGTCCGTGATGCACCACTCCCACCACTTGAAAATCCACCAGAGCAGGTAAGAACGGTATTACTCGTTACTGCTGTGATATATCCCCATTCTGGACTTGTTCCAGCCTTATCTAAAATTATTAAATCCCCAACCGCTGTCGTGGTAGAGAAATCTTCGCCAGTAACTTTGAGGGTTGTCGTAGTGCCATCAACATCAGTCGCTCCCCCGCTGTGAATTTGCGTCCCTAAATCATTATCCGTTGCCGAACTTGATACCACTTCCATCGCTGTGGCGGCTGTTGGAAAAACATAAAGTCCCCCCGCACTCCAAATGTCCTCTTCCGTTGTGGTTAGAGACGCATTAAAGCCAAGTTTAGACCACGGCGTAACGCCGGCCACATCTCCAAAAGCAACTTTTTGCAACCAATCTTGTGCTATATAGCTCATAATCCCTCCGTTACCCGATATTCCATTTGCCCGCTGCCGTGTCGATAAGGATAATTGCATCGCCATCGGTCAGGGTTTGGGTCAATTCACCGTTGATCGTTTCGCTTCCGGCCCCATCGACCACAACGGTACAACCGTCTGCTATCACCTCATATTCCTGACCGGTTGCGGTGGCGGCCAGCATCGTGCAGGTGGAAGAAGTCGTGAACCTTACAACCTCATCATTGACGGTTACGGTGTAATCACCTGTTTTGGTGACTACCGCTCGCCTTCGTCCGGTTGATTTTATCCAGCCGGTAACGGTCAGCGTGCCGCCGCTCGTCAGCGTCATCTTCGTGGTCGCCGCTTCGGAAGCGCCTGTCTGAAATACTAGGCTGGTCGTGTTCACTGAAGCGTAGAACGTGCCTTCTGCCACCGCTGCGATGGAGGCACTTGTCAGGATCGCATCACTGCCAGCCGTATCCAGAGCCGCACGGAAGTTGATCCGACCTAGAACATCATTGACGACGGTGTGCGGTTCTTTTGATGAAAGCGTTAGGACTGCGCCTGTGGTGGTCAGTCCGCCCTGGATTTCGGTTAGAGTTACCGGTGTCGTCGTCCCGATGCCGACATTGCCGGTGGCATTGATAATCATTCTTGGGGCGGTTTGAGCATAGGCGGCATCGGCTGTAACAGCTCCGGAAGGTGTGGTCCAAAACACAATGGAGTCTGTTCCAAGTGAAGATCCGTTTCCGGCCAGTTGAATTGCGGAACCAGCTATCGCTGAGTGAGTATTGGCAACATAAATCGCATGATTCTTTATGTATAAGTTGTTCCCGATAAGAAGTCCACCGTTATGATCGGATCCAAAATTTGCCCAATTCTTAGGTGAGCTTTGCGCACTTGTGGCGGCTGAACCAAACCCGGCTGTTCCCGCATATACGTAGTTTGCAACATTTGCTGTATTTATATCTAAATTAACTCGTGGAGCCGTTGTTCCAATGCCGACATTGGCAGCCTTGAAGTAAACACCAGCAGTTTCCGATGGCCCAATCCAACTCTCCGCAATCGTGGTCAGCGGGTTTTTCAGTGTAAACGAATTGGCCTGATTTAGCAGCGCCGCCGTTCCCGCTGCAGGGATGGTCAGGGTTGCCGCCGCATCGAAATGCAACACGCCAGCATTACCACCTTCCACCGTCAGGGAGTCGGTCAACGTCAATGCTTTTGTTCCGATGGTCAGCGGTCCCACCCCGATGGTTATCGCCTGGGTCACGTCATCTATGCTGATCCCGTGGTCAAAACCATATATTCTCAGGGTCATTTTAGCCAGTCCGTTAGCGGTTTTACGGTCATCGTGCTTGCATCCACTCCGCCCACATGATACAAAATACAGGCGGTCAGTGCCTTGATTTGCGCCGCCGTCAATGCTGATAGCTGGACACCGACCGCAGATTGTGCCAGCGCCAGGATGGCATTTTTGTTCGTTACCGCCGTCGCTTGCTCGGCCTGGTAGACGATCCACTCCGCATCACATTCGGCCTGGGTCGGCTTCGTTGTGCCAGTGTCACGCCAATCGCCGATGCCAGCATAACCAGCAGCACCGGTGATATGGTAGGCACTCGTTGGCCTCAATCTGTAAACCATCAATGCGTAATCAGTCATGTATCCCTCGCTATGCTATTTTCCAAAATTCAGCGGTCGTATAAACTTCTACACCAAAACCACTGGCATTGCCAAAGCCATAATTCGCATTGGTATTAGAACAATTATGTTGTACCTCTAACACTTTGGGCGCAGCTATTACGAATTTACCTACAATTGTTGCAAAATAGTTTTGTATACTGTTTGTATCAGAAAATCCACTCAATCCCAATAATACATCTGCCCCATCGGTGATATTATATAATTTTGCTTTATGCGCATTGACTTTGACACCGGGGACTAGTATTCGGCAAGTATACGTCCCGGCCGCAAGAGTAATTTGATTACTTGCAACGCTGGCATGGCCCCCAGTATCTGATACCTCTGTATTCAGGTCTCTTGTGCGCCATGCTCCCGTAGTGAACGTTCCCCCGTGAGTGTCCTGCGTTTTCTGATCCTGTATACAAATATAATCGTTCAGCGTCCCCCCAGCGGTAGCCGCCGCAAATGGGCCGGATATTGCGGATGAACTGTCAATGCTGTATACCCCGCCGGACTTGGTATACAGCAGATGCCCTGCCGCAGGTGCCGCAGGATCGCCCGATTGGTCTGTCAATTTCACGGCGTTGATTACCACGCCAGAGCTGTCAATAAGTGGCATTATGTCACCTCCGCATAAACAATGGATTTGTTGCTATCCTGGATTATAGCCCCGTCCGAATCTTGCAGGATTTCATACCTTTTTAGCCCCGCCTGAATGACATCGGCTGCCACCAGCGCACGAAACGTAGGTGCTGCGGCTGCGCCAGTGGTTGGCCCCATCAGAGCATAGTTGGCAGTTTGCGTGTCCAGGCTAATCGCTTGCCCGGATAAATCCATTAATACGGATGCAGATGCCGCCAATGATATGTCGCCAGTGTTAGTACCGCTTACAGACGCATTACCAGCAACCGTCAATGTCCGATCATCCGTGCTGATAAGTTCTAGTGTTTTAAGATTTGTAACAGAAAGTTTAGTCTTTCCACCGGTCGTGCCGTCCAGTAGAAAACCAGAATATTCTGGTGTGAATGGCGATGCACCCGTAATGATTGTCTGATATTGCTCATCTCCATCGCCAATTATTTCAGGAGAAAGGGTTGGAATATCGTCTGGAACAAGAGCCCTGAAGGTTGGTGGACAATCTCCATTGCTATCGTCTACAGGGCCAGCAAATATCCTATTTGCCATTTGAACGTCAAGTCCTAATGCTTGAGTTGATAAACTCAGAATAGTGTCTGCATTGGCATCGAGTGTCACCGGATTATGCAGGAGCGCATGACCGTGATTACCCGCAGCAGATTGATTTGCACCAGTACCTAAAGTATGATGAATAGCAGTGAGCGCCGCATCAGTGTCGTTTGTGTGTAATAACGGAAAATCAGTTGCGTCTATAGCAGATCGGTCTCCTGCTAAGGGAGTACCGTCACCAATCGTTGGACTTGTCATGGGAACACCACTCCGTAGGTATATATTTTTCCTGGTGTATAAATGTCAAAATCTACCGGATCAGATATGGATATAACTTGCGCAACACCATGAACGTGAAACCATACAGATGCAGCGCTAAAATTCTCACCAGTAATTTTTATCTGATCAAAAGCTGGAAGATTACTCACATTGCCCCATTCGTTACCAGACTTGACAATTACACTATCTTTGTATAGCCAATAGTTAGCACTATTACCAACCCACTTGTCCCAAGTCAGAGATGAACCAGCGTCAATCTCTGCATCCCATATCGACCATCCAGGATCGTACCCTTCTTCGTAGTGAATGTAGTCAGTGTTATATCCTGAATCCGTTGCACTCCCACCTCTGCTATTAAAAGTAAATGTCACAACACCATACGCACTTGGCGCTATACCACTCACAGTCAGGTCGTAAGTATGAACTGCCAGCATCAATGCTGCCGGAATGACGGCAGTTACCTGCGTCGGACCGACATAAGTTGTAGTCAATGGAGTACCGTCCAGACTAACCACGCTGGATAGAAGAAAATCTGTTCCATTGACAGTTATGATTTTGTCGCTGGAATTAATCGTCCACTGAGATGGGCTGACTGATGTAATCGTAGGTTGAGTCATAAGTAGTAACTGAACCTCCCGCTTGACCCTTTAACTGATCCAAAATAAACGTACACGTCGCCAGCAATACCTTCGTCAATCCGGATTGCCACTCCTACTCCACTGTATGAAGTTGAGTCGAACTTGCATCCATACAAACTGACCGTCCCAAAGTTATTCGGCATGTAAAGACAGTCGGCTATTCCAGTACTAAAATTAAAAACAGTTGAAATCACATTCTCCACTCTGGCATCTCCGCTGGCAGGACCGATGATGGCATGGGTAGGAGACGCAGACATTCCCAAACTTCCCACATTAAGATCTTTTAATACGCTATTAGTTCCAAGTGTAATCGTCCCATTAATAGATGAGTTGCTCCATCCTTGACCTTGAAGTGTCACTCCATCCGGAATAACAAAGTTGCCGTTCAGCGACACACCGGCCGGAAAGATAACAATATCGCCATTGATGGCCGCTGCCAGAGCCGCCGTAAGGCCAGCACCGGTAGCCGCAAACTCATCCACAGGAGACAGATCGGCATGATAGACCAGGATCGTATCACCACTCAATCCAACCGCAAGACCAGCAATATCAATACCAGGACCTTCGGTAGACATAACTGTAGATGCAACCGTACTTCCAACGGTAAACAATTTATCAACGTCTTTTCTGAGACGTTCTATTTTTCTTACAACATCAACGAGAACATTATCTTCTCTTATCATCAATACTCACTTTCATCCAAATTTCTTGAGTACATTGTCACATCTCTTTTTCCATTTTGATACACAACTGAGTAACTTGAGATGTGAACATCATTCTCGTACTTTCCATATTGAGCAACAACAATGTCGCCAAACTTATAATCAATGCCAAATATCATACTCTGTGTTTGCCTGATATGACCCGACATTGCTTTCCTTGGTAATCCTTCCCTCAACCTGGAACTAGCTTCACCCTGAACACCATCATCTGTGCTATCATTTCTCGCATCAATAAAATCTTCAATTCTATTATACGGAGATATTGCTATTCTTGGATAATCGCTGGCTGTTTTTATTGTCCTTGCAGCAGCTTCACCTTGACCACCGGCATAAACATAATTGATTTCTTCTGACCAGTCATGAGCATAAGAAGCGTATGATAATGTTGATCCTTCAAGATTGAAAAATAATGGTCGAGAAGATGTTGATCCATGATTAGATCCTCTTTGTCCGACATATGTTTTTAATCTAACTGTTGAGTTTGTTTCTTTTACAACATCAAAGGCAAGATATTCTCCATTCAACTTAGCCTCAGAACAAATATCCTGTAGAAGTGGTAACACTTTTTGCCATGGATAAGTTTTGGTCAATGACGTTGTGCATAAGTTAAAATCTGGATCAACTAATAAAAATGAAGATATATCTCTTGTCGTGTCAGTAGCCAATGATCCAAAGTTCTGTCTAACGATTAGCTTTATCATATCGTCCGGCAATGCAGTTGATCCGGCAAAAGCACTTGCAGAGTGATAAGCTACTATTCTTCTATTGAGAATACTTACTGCATCATGTGCTAAAATATGAAGTGTATTCTTATTCTGTTCATCCACTTTCTGCCTTATCAATCTGATGAACCAAACTGTATCTCCATCAATAACACCACGACCAGAATCATCATAATTTACGACTTGAAATGTACCATCTATCTTGAAATCTTCAATGGAATAAGTGATTGGAAGATCAATGTAAAGAGAACCAAAGTTACTTTCTGCTCGGTTATACTCAAGTTTGAGCCAATTGCTAATAGTAAAGATTTGATTTCCGTATGGATCAAAGTATAAGACTTCCGTGTATCCCATTAGCCGACTCCATCAAGACTTTGGAACGTTTTTATTGTCCACATTTTCACCAATGTACTTCCAGTACTTCCACTATAAATATAAGTGTTGATAACATTATCTCCCTTTGACAAAAAGAAAGTATTTCCAGATAATATAAAACCACTCATGTCTCTAAAACTACTAGAAGATATGCTATTTCCACCAGGGTAAAAAGAAATAGTAATTATCTCGCCATCATAAATATAGAAATTGGCATTAAACAGTATAGATCTTTTATTTGTTCTATTGACAATTATAGACAAATTACCTGGCCCCAATATTTGAATTACCGGATATGTCATACTATCAACATCTTTAATTTCTGAAGATGATGCATAAAATGTATCATCCGCAGAAAAAAGAAAATAGATATCTCCATTGATAACTTGACACACTTTGGTAATATTTACAGTGTCGGTTGAAGATAAAATATATGGAGACCACGTACTTCCGTTCCATACAGCAACAGCGTATGGAATTTTTCTTCCTCCAGCGGTATCAAAAGAACCAACAACAAACATATGCCCATAAGGATTAAATTCAATATCAAGAACAGTTGCAACGGGATTATAACTTCCAGCAGATGCTTCCAGTCCTATACCAACAGAAGAAAATGAAGTTCCATTCCATAATGCTAATGCTTTTGTATTTAAAACATCTGTTCCTCCATATGAATAAGTAACTTCAAGGAATGTCCCGCCTACGTAAATATTATTATATCTATCGCATCTTACAACATAACCATAACCACTTTTTAATTCTCCAACGGTTGGATTCCATATTGTTCGGTCGACTGAAAGAATGCCAAAATTGGCAACAGATACTAGCGCACCATCATTGTTCTCTAAAACCGTAAAACGACCGGTGATATAGAGAAGGCCAGATTTATCAAAACACAATGAGTTGATATAATACCCGGTATATATACCACCACAAACAGCTGAATAAGTTTGTGCAGTTAGATCGAACTTCGCCAATCCTTTAGTTTTTGCAACACCAACATCGTCAAACGTTCCTGCTATATAGAGATAGTTGCCGAATATTGCCAGGTCTGATACCCACGGAACTGCACCCGTAAACTTGATATATAAATCTATTGCATAAGTTGATAAATTTATCCTACCAAGACTATATTCATTTCCGCCACCATCATCTATTGAGCATCCGAAGTAAATATAATTACCGTAATCCCACACCATGGCAGATATGGTTGGAACAGTCCATCCGTCCCATGGATAAGAGGCTCCAGCTTTTACAAATTGAGTTCCATCAAAATAGGCAAGACATTTTATATCCTGACCGCCAATGTGGGCAAAAGTTCCACATACCCACACTTTTCCGTCTGATGTTTGTATAACCTTGTAAACAGGATTATCAGCACCACCGATCATCGTATCAAATGTATAATCCGCTTTTTGTCTGAGTATTCTCTTTGTTACCAACTGCTGACTATACGCAAGATCAATACTTGAATTTCCAATCTCGTATAGATAAGGATTAGGCATCATAAAAACAAGAGATAGTTTTGCATCATACTCATTATCAACAGATCCTTCTAGACCAGTAACAAAAATTGATCTAATAACAGCTTCAACTCCCCCCTGCTTAAATTCATCATATTTCGTATAGATTAATACTGGAATTTCATTGTTTATGTCTTTGACTGCTTCCAAATAATCATACAAAAGTTTTTTCCTTGCAGATAATTCTCCATAATTCTTGCCGTATATCGACATCGTTATCGAGAACTCTCTCTTTGAAGTCATCGTTCCCTGATAATACTCGGTGCCATCATTCAAGGTATCCGATATGATCGTCGTACTTTTCACGCCAAGATTATTAACCGCAGTGATATAACCAAGATCAAACAATGAAATTTGTTTTCCGCCAGTTCTGGTAGAAGGAACTCTGATACTGTATGAATTTCCTCTTATCCCATTCCAGTAATATTTTTGTATCCTGGACTCTGGAAAGTAAACATTAGAATCACCATCAAAGTAAGTGGTTGCATATGGTTTATTCTCAAGCTGCCATGCATCCGTGTAGAAACAATCCGTACTCGTTTTCTTATCAACCTTCAATCCAAGATAATGATTGCTATCCAACAAACTACTTTCAAACGTGAATGTAATTCTTTGCCAATCACCATTACCAATATATTTCTTTGAAACAGTGATAAATGGAGTATAGAAAGGAGGATTGGCAGTAGGTTCTGCCCTTATTACATAAATAGCAATATTTGATCTGTATGGTGCTCTTATATAGACACTAAAAGTATAGATCGAACCCAGTGATAAACTAACGGCCAATTGAACAGCATAATAAGTTGCTGTATTGTCCGTTGCAACCTTCAACGAGTAGGTTCCAAACTTTTGATAAGCACTACTTTGAGTTATTGTTGAATGAACGTTATAGTAGCTATTGTAATACTGCTCAAAAGATGGTTGTTGTATAAGGTTTGTACTATCTTCTGGGACAACAATAGATAAATCACCAAAAGCGTATTTATCGAGAGGATACCCGGTATCATTCTGTGGGAGTAAGTATTTTGTCATACGGCCAGTGACCTCAGCGTATTATATTGCATTGAAAGATCATTAGAACTTAGGGTGCTGTTTACGTTCAGGTTGTAATTATTAGTCGTGTTAGATATGGTTGATGTGTTAGTCGATAGAGCAGAAGCAAATGGATATCTTGGTTTTCCATTAAATCCCATATCCTTGAACTGATTCGACATTGACTTTGCCAATGCAGGAAGTTTATCTATTGTATCGTTCAACGTATTTACAATTGAATCCTGAATACCCGCCATCATATCCGGCACAATAGAATGACCGACAAGTGCATCGTACAATCTTTGGAATTCAGCAATAATAGCATTTATTCTTGCTGGTAATCCTGCAATAATAATATCAAGTACTCCATTGATTGAATTTTTTACCGCTTCCATCATTTTTGGAATTATAGATTGATCCACAAGTTCTCTTTTCATTTCACTTGTAAGTCTTAATATTTCATCTACAAATTTTCTATAAAATATTATAGTAATTCCAATTGCCGAAGATGGATCTGAAGGATCAAATAATTTCTTCATAATATCGAGAAATGATGTTTTATTATCTCCGGAAAATATCAATTTGATAAGATTTATTAAATCAGCACCAAATTTTGATTGTAGAGGAACCATTGAATTGAATGCGTTTATAAATGCAGTTATAGCATTGAACATGCTACCTATTGAGGCAGAAGCAATTCTAATTTGAACAGATGCCATATCAATTCCTGGACCAAATATCATATCAAATACTTTAACTAGAGGTGATTTTCCATTCATCGTATCAAATGGTTTTATAGCTTCTAATAAATTAGTAAGTGATATTGATATCATTTCAATCGACTTGCCAATTTCTACAGTTGTAACCGAAAGTTTTTCAAATAATGGAACATTATCTGATAACCATTTATAAACTTTTGGCCCATACTCATCGGTAAGTTTTGTTAATTCTATACGCCATAATTCAAATTGTTTCGTTATTTCTATTATCGCCTTATCCTTAAATTCGATAAACTTCTCCTGAACACTTACAAGAACTTTGTCTCTCAATTTTATTAATTGAGCTTCAAGTTCCATTAGAGAAGCAATAAGACCAACATTGGAAGGTGCTGCATCTGGAAATGAAGGAACGCCAGAATTTGGATCAAATATTGGTTCTCCGGGAGTTTTCCCCGCAGAACTGCTTATAGAGAAATTGAATAACCTTTGAACATACTCAATTGCGCTTTGAACAGTGTCGACAAATGAGTAAAGATAATTATCTTTACCAAACTTTTCTTGAATAAAAGTTTGCAGTCCAATGAGAGCACCCTTGACTCCATCTGTTATCGAATTGACAAAGTCTGGCCCATTTTTATCAACAAATCCTTTGAACAGAGCAAACGCTTCACCAGCTTTAGTTTTGAGTAATTCAAATCCTTTTACGGCTAAGTCTTGAATGATCCTTACACCATTCTCTCTAATCCACTTGATCGGATCAGTAAGAATTGCATTGACAACATTTTCATTCTCGCTCATCCAAGTAAGTGCTTTGATAAGTGGTTCAAAGAATACACCAAGAGTGTCCTGATTTTGTTCAACGTAATAGATAAGTCCTCTTAGATTTAGGTTTCCGGGTGCTAAATTCTTGAAAGCAATCGCAACAAATTTCAATAATGCTTCCACTTGACCTAACCACTTTAAGAAAAAAGCACCCATATCAGGACTTACGGCATCACTAATTGCAAAAAACTTTTCAACAATCACTACAAGACTCAGTCCAATTGACTCAAACAGATTTCTTGATTGTTTACCAACCAATATATCAGTAAACTTCTTCATTCTCTTTGAAACAATATCAATGATCGGAGTAACGACACTCCATCCAATAACAGTTTGAATGAAATCTTCAATATTACTTGTTATCGCAGTCATTGACGCAGAAGCATCTTCGATGGCATTTGGAAAATCATTCTCCGTCATTTTGATAAATGCTTTCATGAAAAGTTCTGCTGGGATATCACCAGTTCTACCCATCTCTCTCAACTCTTGCCAAGAGATAGCAGCTTTGCCAAGAGCTTCATATACCTTTTTCCCAGAGTTCTCCAAAAGTATTAATTCCTTGGCAGATTTTTTTGCATATTCGGGCAATACCTTGAATTGAGCAACTCCAAATTTGGCAACTTCCGGCATTTCTGCCATAACTTTGAATACTCGATTAATTGGAACAAATGCGCCTCTTGCCAGATCCCTCAATTCTGTCCCGGTCATCTTTCCGACCGCTTTCATCTGGCCCATATTTTCAATAATTCTGATCATCTCCTGATCGCCAAGTCCCATCTGTGTTGCGAACTTGACAATTGAAGTTGTTAATGTTTTTACTTCAGTCTCGGTCATATCGTACGACATGCCAAGACTTACCAAACTAGCTATCGACTCTGCGTTGAATATAGATTTTACGGCTAGTTCAGAAATCCACCACGATAATTCTTTCGCTCTCCTTGTTGCCTCGGCAAGAGACTTATTAAACGGAATACCCTTTGTCTCAGACATTTCTCGCTGGATAAGACCCCTAAGTCTAATCTGAAGCAATTGAAATGAAATGCCAGCATCCTTCGCCATGTTGGCAACATATCTTAATTTCTCGCCAACACCCCAAAGTATTCTGTCAAAGCCCATCCCAATCGTGTATTCAACTATCCTCTGTATTGATGTTCCTAAGTTTTGAAAGAAACCAATAATCGCCTGAAATGGGAGCGTGGCAATATTAAGAACAGCCTGGCCTATCTTCTTGAACCAATCCAATGCAGTCTTTAACGCACTCACTAAAACATTACCGATCACTTTAGCGATATTAACGATTGCGTTCCAAAGATAAGTGCCAATAGCTTTGACAAGATTATAGACAAAAGTGATCGTAGTTGAGATTATGTTCCATATAAGTTTCAATGCACCAACAAATAACTTGATCGCAAAGTTAGCAGCATCAATTGAGATCTTGACAATATCCAATACAAAAGAGAGGGCAGCAGCCTGAGGAACAAGTTTTGTTAATGCTGCTCCAAGGGCTGTACTTGAAATTACATTTGTGCCAAAATCACCAGAAAGCACAGAAAGCACAGATTTTAGAATATCGCCAACACTCTTTAGACTGCTCTGAACAGATACCAGGTTAGCTTGTGCCTTCGCAGCTTCTGTTGTCTTATTGGTCAGATCTACCAGTTGAGCAGCTTGCTGACTAACAATTGCAGTATGACCAGAAGTCGCACTATTTAATGCATTCTGTAAAGTTATCTCTCTATCCAGCAGTGTTTGATTTACGATCGATCCAGCTTTGACAATTGCCGCTAGTTTAGTTCTTACAACAACAAGTTCTGCGGTCTGTGCAATTTCTTTTGTTATCAAGGTAGCTGGAATTGCTCTACCGGCAGAAGTAAGTGAAGCTATCTTTGCCTTTGTAATAACCAGTTTATTCGCTAGTTCAATTTCTCTCGAAAGCAACGTATTGTTGGCAGCGTTAGCCGCTCTGGTTACATTGAGAATTTTCTCTCTAACAATGATAAGTTTATCGGTAAGCAGCTTTTCTCTATCCAGCATATTTTGAGCCGGAACACCACCTGCTGTCTGTATTGCAAGTATCTTTGCTCTAATCGCCAATACCTTGTTATTTAAATCTATCTCCCTGGTAGTGAGCGATGCAGATGGTATTCCTTTTGTAATGGAAGAATTGATTATCTTTGTCTGTTGTGCGTACAGTTTACCGCCAATATCAACGGTCATCTGATAATATTTCTGAGCACCACGAGAAAGCTGATCGTACATTCTCAGGCTGGACGCAACCCTTCTATCTGCTATCGTACTTTCTCTAGTTGCGATCTGCACAATCTTATTTTGATACTGATTCATTGAATTCAAGTATCGGATCATGGATGAATTGACATACCCGATATCTCTAGCAAAAGTGGCAGCACCCTGCACGATAAGGTTCAATCCCAAAGTTTCAAATGCCATTTTATGAGCTACCTCGCTTCATCGCCTTTTCTTCTGCTTTCGATTTTTGATATTCAATTGATCTTTTTATTCTCAAATAAGCCACTTCGTATGCTCTTTGAATGGGAGATAACCCTTCCCACTCAATCACATTATAACCACCTTCATCCTTCACCGCGTATTCTTCGTATAATGCAACCATACCCGGCGGTTTTGTTTCTTCAATTGAAATGCCGAGTATATCTTTCTGACTCACGGGAAGCTCCGTGATTATTTCTTCATTTAGCGTCACCCCGAAATTTGCTTACAGCTTCACTCACATCCTTTTCGGAAACGCCCGATAACCGTCCAACACTATCCACGATCAAGGTTATATCTTCATCATCGGCACAGGCAATGAACTTGACCCACGCCAGGTATCTTTCATCTGAAGTGTTCGCAGTGATTCCTAATATCTTCAACTTGGCAGAAATTGAATTATCTAAGAAGTCTGAAAAACCATCAGGTTTAGACTTGAGAGCAGTACCAAACAAAACAAAGGCATCAACCATTTTCATTGATACCTCTGTTTCCCATTGCTGAACCTTCGCTAAATAAATAGGATCAGATGGATTTTCTTCTTCTCGACCAATCGCTTCAATCATCACTATCGGAGGAGTTGGCCTGGATACTTTTACTAATTCTCCAATCAACAGCCTGGGAATTTTATTGATATTCAGTACAACTCCACTCGATAGTGTTATTTCATCAAACTTTACAGCTTTTGCAAGTTTCATTCAATTCCTCCAGTAGGAAGGTTCAATCCGCTTATGCGAAAGAATATTAGATAGAACTGCCGATTATGATGATCCCATCAGCGGCAGTCGGGAAATTCTGACCACCCGCAGCAACAAAGTTAGGATCACTCATGCAAGTCGCAAGCCTGGTAATCTCTGTGGTATTGACAAAAGTACCACCGCTCGATGGAACAACAACCCAACTATATCCACCATCAAACGTCCGGTAAAGTTTACCCTTGCTAGATACAGTTCCAGATGCAAACCCAACAGAATTAGTAGAAAACGCAACATGAGTCATCGCACTAGGAGCAGTACCAGGCATTACTTTTGATATCCAAGTAGTACCAGAATTAATGGTATAGTACAATTTCCCGTCGGATGCAGCTACAATCCATTCAGTCTTTGACTTCATGAACACACAATTCAGATTGACAGCAATGCCAACCGGAACCGTGGGCGCCATTGACCAACTGGTCTGATTGGTTGTGTACAGAACAACACCACTGTTACCAACCGCTACCGCATTATTCTCATCGTAGGCGTACACATGATTGAGATTGGAAGTGGTTATAGAAGAAGCTTCAAGTACGGTAACACCGGCGGCCGCATTTTCACAAAGATAGATGTAACCCCACATCCCAACAATGAACGCTTTTCTTCCAGCAGAGCAACCATACAGCGGTTTATACACAAACCCGGATGTTATCTTGACGAAAAGCGGATCACCTCCTCCAATAATCTCCGATTTTGCCGCATAGAATAATGCATTCTCGTCTTTGCTAACTGCGACAATATCATCACCCACCGCAAAGATTGAACTTCCATCACTGGCAACATTCATCGAATCGATGTCATGCGCCTTGAACGTCGCTCCCTTATCGGTGGAGAAAATCACATCAGCTGGAGTAGTAGGAGAACCACCAGCCGCTTTTGAAATTGCAAAAATCTGATAGCAACCATCACTGGCATTGCCGCAGTCACCACATGACGAGTAGTCAATCACTTTGATGTCAATCACTGGATTAGTGACCACATCATTCGATCTTGACTGGTATAAAAGAGGAACAACTTCGTACACATTTGCAGCAGAAATTTCAGCCGTTTCGTCCACTTTCGCATTTTCATCGGATGAGATTGCGCCCAAATCTTCAGTCGCCCAACTCCCAACGATAACACTCTCAAAAATGAGTGACTTCGAGAATGAATTGAACGAACTAGGATCAGTACACTTTCCCATGTGAACTTGAATATCAATAGCGCAACCCTGGGTTGCAAGTTGAAGCAGCTTTGACTTCAAATTGAGCGCATACTTCCCAACTAACGAACTTGTAGCCCGTTCAGTCACACCACGGATACTATCTACTTCAATGAACTTTCCGTAATTGACGGGATCGGGCATCTCTATCTTGGTCGTATCTCCAAAGTTCCTGGTAATGCCTGTCGCTTTTAGCTGAGACATGTACGCTGGGACATTCACCGGAGAAGCTCTACCTTCAATCAGAAATACTCTGGAGTACGCTGATTTCAAAGGATCATAAACATTATTTGCCATCTCTGACTCCTTGATTAATATGTTTTTCCTTATAACGTTCTATGAACCTTCTTCTTACAATTGACGTTATAACGGATGTTACTCCATCCTGAGACCGTTGCACATCTTCCCAGGTAAACAATTTTCGATCAACTAACGCATTATGCACTTCTTTTTCACACTCCGAAAATATTTCCCTCACGTCGGGCGGATCGAGAGGTATTCCAATTTCGGGAGCATCGCTAGAATCCAAATCCCTCAACAATGATCCATGCTTGTATCCATTCTTATCCTGCCAAATTACAATTTTCATATTACTGCACTTCCCATGATCTTCTTCGAGAAGTTCTTAAGATAGTTATACGCCAATATCTCACCACGCTTTGTTCCAAATGGACTTTCCAATAATTTCATACTGATCAATCTGAATTTTCCAACCAACGGCTCGGACACATCCGTTCTCAATTCTTCAGAAAGAGAAGTCGTATTTGTGTTTGAATTGAATGGTCTTTCAAGCCTGGCAGTAGCAAGATAAGATATTGCGGTTGCGATCTGATCTGGCATGTAATCAAAAAACTTGTTAAGGTTCTGAGTTCTTGCACCTGCATAGTACCATAAATTCATACAAATTGCATCACTCATATCCATGCAAGAGTACTCCCATAATCCGGTAATTGAATTATAACTTCCAGGACTTACTGAAATAATATTATCGCCAGATGACAATAAAGAATATCCACCCTGTATTGACGTGACTCCATTCTCGAATAAATTGAAGTCACAATGACTTTTTGTAGCATCGTTTGTTTCATAGTACACATCAACCGTTGTCACAAAGTTAGCATCAACTGACATATCAATTGATTTTCCAGCAGTATCATCTGTTTCAAATGCTTCCCATAACAGTGGACTGACCAACATCCACCGATTAAAAGTCACTACCACATTCGCACCAATAATTTGCTTAGTCTTAGCCGGCCTTATTTCTTCATCCCTGCCAACAAATTTAATCTTATACTTAAATAAATCAGTATCTGTTCCAACTGGAAATGTGACTGTTGCAATCTCTTTCCATCCATCCGTATCTACATCAGTCAATGTTACCGAGTATGCGCCTAGCTTGGTAGATAACTTTCTACCTCCTGATATAAACTTGCGTGTAGTCAAATTCACAGCACTTGAATAAGAAGCATAACCAGGTCTGAACGAATGGTTCATATCGTATCTGACATTTTCTTCCCAGTCTGGAGAAACGGAAAAGCCAACGTAAGACTTGATCTCATTCTCAGCGTTTGATATGGCAACAGCCAACTCGTCCCGACTAACCTGATCGTGGTTCTGCCAGTTGAATTGAGGCCATACCAGGTTACTGGCATTTTCAATTGGAAATAATGTTTTCCCGGATATGAGCGAGACAGATCCACCACCATTGAAATGAACTGGATTTATCCCCATGATAGTGCAGTATCTATCGAGCGATAGTAATGTTTTAGTTGAAGAAATTGCCATATCATTCTCCTTTAATGAATGTTTCTACCATTATAGCGACTGTACTCAAAGAAAGGGTCACAACGATCCACTCTAAAAAGGATACAGAAATAAAGATAGAAGCAATTGCAGAGAACCAAACTGAATTGCACCAGATACAATTCAATCCACGATAGAAACTGTTGAGCATCTTCCTTACGGATATATGAATTCTTTTATTCTCGGATAAGTCCAACACTCGTGTTTTGAACCTTGGGAAGATGTCCATCGGCCCATCTTCCCTTGCAACAATGCTCGACACTCTCCATACTGCCATTGCTACCACAACGAACTCAACTATCCTGAAAGCAAGATCACTCATCGTGGATTTTCTTTGATGTATTTTATGGCTACCTCGGCCCTCGTTATTCCAATTCCTTTAATCTCAATCAATCCCTCAACTCCCAATTTCATGACCCTTCTCTTTGAATTGATGGATAAGTCCTTCAATCTTGAAGCATGCGTCAGACTGATACCCGGTATCAACTGCAAGTCCATCGGTTCATCACTGTACTGGCTGTAATCCGTAAAGTCTTTCTCAGGTTCAACCGCATCCACAAATTCATATCTTTTCTGGATAACAGGCGGTTCAACTACCGTAACCGGAGATAATTCGGCTACACGAAATTGGGCTTTAATTTCACTTGCGACTGCAACCGGTTTACTCACCACTTCTGGTTGTTTCACTAAGACAGGTTCTTTTGGTTTCTCAACAACCTGTTTTGACATAGAGCTTCCATCCGTGTTCAGGATAAGGAACATATGTGGAGCCGAAGCAGCGTCAACGCCTTTCACCAAGAATGTATCACCGCTTGATCTGTATCCATAATTCTGTCTTGATATTGGGCCAATGATAGAATGATCGCCCTTATTTGGATCGATCAGTCTTATCATCACAAGCTCATCATCTTTTATGTCAACTCTAGCAGACTGTTCCGATGAAACATTCTGAACAAAACTTGATCTATTTCCGCAACCACCAGGACAAGGCATATTAGGTACTCCTTTGTACTTGTCTGACATATACTTAATCAATTCTATTCCAGCATCTTTATTGTTGTAAGCTGATGCTAATTCCCTTCTTGAACCGGTCGTGAACCGGTACATAATAAGAGGTTCTTGTATCCTGCTGTAGCAATACCCCTTTCTCGCCATTCGCCAGTGATAATCCACATCTTCCCACGACTTCATACTTTCATCAAAACCACCAATGGCATTATGAAATTCTTTCGGGATAAGACAAGTTACCAGGCACCAGTGATACATTCTCTCGTTGGGCTGTTGTTGCGCCAACTCACAATCATACGGAGCCGACTTGAACGTTGAGATAACCTCGTGCGTTCTCTTGTTATAACTCACAACCCTATCACCGAACTTTATTAAGTCGTCATCGGTCGTGATTGATATTCCAAGATAGTCAGAGTACACAATCGAATTGGACAACTGCCATTCTGTGTACATCTTCGATAATGACCTGCCGGGTATAAGGTAGTCATCAGCGTCAAGGAACAATATCAACTTTCCCCTGGATTGTTTCACGCCAATATTTCTTGAAACACCAGGCCCAACGCCACTTTTTTCATTGACAAAAAATCTCACGTGCGGAAATCCAACTTTGATAAGATGCGGAATTGGATTAGGACTATCCCACACTACAATCGCTTCCCAATTCCTGAATGATTGAGCATCGAGACTATCCAGCGCATCAATCACCAGTTCCTCATGTCCCTTTCCAACCGGAATAATCACAGATATTGCTGGCTGATCGTACTGTCTTACCGGGTGAGATACTCGTTGCGCCAATGCTAAACTTGCAAATGGATGAAGATTATCCGTTGCCCAAGGATGCCATCCTAACCAATCTACCTCACGATAGTCTACCGATGTTCTTCCACCACCATGATAAATAAACAATGGTTCTTCGGTAATCTTTCTTGCATCCATACCGTAGGCGCCTGCCCTTGTCCACATATCCGCATCTTCAGATCCGGCTCCATTGGGCGCATATCGCTGTCTCTGTCCTGCCAACCGGCTCCACAATTCCCTTCTGGCTACATTGCAGGTTGGAACCTGATTCTTTCGTCTTAATTGAGCATCATAATCATACACACCAGGCCACTGCGACACACTACGATTATCCCCATTCACATACATTAAACTTGTGTAGACAAGCGAAATGGATCTGTTCTTTTCAAGATAATCAACGCACACATCCAAAAACTTCGGTGCAATCTCATCATCAGCGTCCAAAAAACAAACATACTTTCCGGTAGATTGCTCGAACCCATAATTTCTTGCAGTTGCAACGCCACCATTACTTTTCTTGAAGTATTTTATGTTGCTGGTACTGTTCGAGATTATGTCATTCACAACTTCTTCGGTATTATCTGTTGATCCATCATCCACCACAATAATCTCATCCGGTTTCTTGATCTGCTTTTCACAACTCTCAATCGCTCTACCCACTTTATTCGCATAGTTGAAAGTTGGGATAATCACAGACACAGTATCTTTCTCTAACACCATGGCACTTTCAAGAACGTGATACAACTTTTCTACTGCTTTTTCCCAAGTCCAAGCCTTAATAAGTTCAAAGCAGTTAGCACTAAGAATATCACGATACTTAATGCAGTAATCAAGACCATTTGCCAGGTCATCGTAGTCGTAGGGATTAGCGAGATAGCCAGTAACACCATGAGTGATAGTATCAACATTTCCACCATAGCGGAAACCGAGAACAGGAACGCCCGACGCCAAACTTTCAAGGGCTCCAATTCCAAAAGTTTCTTTAGTAAGTGATAAGTAAACATTTGCCCGCTGAACCATATCCTTCATAATTTCGTGAGGCTGCACTCCAGTTACTTTAATATTGGGTAATGCAGTCTTTGAAAATGTCGATAAAAAGGGAATATCCTTTCTCAACTTTGCCAATGCGACAAGATGTTTCGAGTCGCACACATCCATCGCATCCCTGTTCTTATTGTACAAAGCATATCCGGCATTAGGCTTGTCATGTTCCCACAACTTACTATCAATACCATGAGGAACAACGGATGGAGTGATCCGCATATCTCTTTGCAAAATCTCAGATACCCAATAAGATGGAACGGTTATCTGCTTCGCACTTCGCAATGCCCTGACAATCTTCTCGTTTGACTTGTATTCATACCCGCTGGACTCATAATCTGCTGTAAAGTAAATTCCATGCAAAACAGCAACATCGCAATTTGCGCCAGTTACACCAGCATGAACCACGCTCAAGTCATAGTCATCTCCATCTGTAAATTCAACTCCAAACATGGGAAGATATTTATAATAGGCTTCAACTACCCTTGATATTCCACTCGGATTATTACCTCCTTGCGAGAGGTTCGGTATCATCTTTATCTTCATGATTATAAATTTATCCCGTAGAACACTGCCATAGTTTCAACTACCAGGTGAGGTTCGCCAAAGAACTCATCAACCACTTCTTTCACGTCGCACCAATTCATCGACCCATAATCGTGAAAGACAAGAATTCCATCTTTTGGTCTTAGATATCTGATCCATCCATTGATGTCCCTGATAATAAATTCACGATCATGATTCGCATCAATGAACAGATAATCAATCAACCCATGCGACCACATTCGTGATACTTCAAAACTATCACCGAGTATTTGATTGGGATATCTCATCTTCGCCACATCGAACTCGTTGCGCTCACCTTGAAGCGATCCAAGAGGACCTGACTCACAGAAATCAACTGTATAAAATGTATCTGTCAAATCTGGTCTGATCTCAAGAATTGCCATCGCTGATGTTCCAGTTCCTGCGCCAATATTGACGCACAATGCTCGATCTGGAAGTTTTGATGCAATCGTATTGAGTGTCATTACTTCTTTCTCGTATAAAAAACCGAATGCTTTTGATAACTTTAACGCTGCGCTATCCATTGTGGCATCATCCTTTGTAATATCTCTTTATCTGATTTTCCGAATCCTTCCATTTCTTTGTTAATACCTAACGCATTATTACATGCATTAACATACCTGATCGGAATTTGCTTTGTCCCGAAAACAAGGAACTTATCCGGAGATAGATTGATAAACTCAGTTCCCATGAACTCAACTTCCCACGCTGATCGACTGGTTATTGGTAACTTCTCAAATATATCAATCAGAAGTTTCTTACTCCATATTCCAGCCTGAAGTGACATTTGATATTGACTTCCCCTGGCCTCTATAATATCGTAATGACCAAAGTAATCAACATCTTTACAGCCGCCTGCGTACAGTCGATCTGCTGTCAAATCCATCCTTAGTATATTACGATTGAACAGCATAAAATCATTAAGTGTTCTTATTCCAGTTACATCTGCTGTTCTGCATAACCAATAATCTTCAAGCAGAAGCGTGAATGTATCATCGGAAAGCCAGTACAAGAACCTCAACATTCCGTCGACCCATTTCTCTTTAGGATAATTATAAGTGTCTATCTGGTAGAACGTGAAATTTTTAGGCAGTTCAAAGTTGGGTAGACTATACCCGGCAACAACAACATCCTGAAGTTCAGACCAATACTTGTTGAAGAAATAGGAAAATGGCTGCAAACACCATAGATATTTATCGGATACGGACACAACTACTTTCATAATTGGTATATCCTTTTTGGTTCTGATCCCAATTCTTCCTTGTACCGATTTATCATCACTGCAATATACTTTGGAAGCTTCTCCATCATGATACAACCCCTTCCCAACCGATTGCAAACAACGCCAGTCGTTCCACTTCCACCAAAAGGATCAAACCAAACATCTCCATCTGCCGAGTATGCCTTGATGAAGAATTCAACCAACCCTTCAGGAAATGATGCTTCGTGACCATAAGCCTTACTCCACGTAGACTCTATAACATTGCTTGGATAAGCCATTCCTTCGTGAATACCTTTCATATCTTTTGGTGACTCAGCGTCTGGTTTACCTTGCCATCTCCCCCACGATGTATTTCCAGTTCCGTCACCACGATTATTAAGAACATCATTGGACATATTCATCACATTCGTTGGAATGAACTTGAACTCCATCGAATTGGAAAATTGATAAACAGGTTCAAACTTGTTCTTAAATCTTCTAGTTACCATCCTTGGCATTACAGATGCTTTCACCCAACAATATTCTTCGATCAGTTTCCATCCCCATCTCCTGACCATCGACTGAACCAGATCAATAACGTATAAAGATAACTGCCCTTCTTTTGTCCCGCCAGTTTTTATGTTCAAGAAGAAATTACCATCCCCATTCATAATTTCTCTGCAATTTTCCTGAACCAACTCCCACCAATCCACATATTCTTCTTCGCTGATACCACCATACTGATCTTTTCTCTGCATTGCGTATGGTGGCGAAGTGAAAACGCCGGTTATGCCTACTACATTTTTCAACGCACCAGACCTTGAAACCAGTGTGAGAATATCCGCTTTTTCCCTGGAGTCTCCGCACATAACAAAGACATTCGGAGCCAACTCCCACACATCACCCGTTTTGATGTTATTGTCCAACGCAATCTGATCTAACTTTTCATTCTCCTTCTTCATGATTTCATCATTCTTGTCAGACAATTGCGTATATCCATCATCTTCTTTCTCTATGTCATCCCCTTCTTTTTCTATACCATCCGATTTAGGCTTATCGATATTGGTATTCTTATTCAACACATCGGTAATGTCGATCTTGTTTCTTTGAGTGATCGCCTTGATGATGTTTCTCATCCCATCATTATTCGCAACAATCCGCTTGACAACATCGGTCATCTTGGTAATGTTAATCGTTGCAAACGAAGTAGTTGTATCCAAACTTGCCAGTATCTTAAGTTCTTCTTCTTCAGACACGTCGATCCATGCAACCGGAAGTGTCTTTTGATCGTTCTCAATCGCACTCCAATACCTTCCCTCTCCATCAACCAGGTGTCCAGTCCTTTTATTGATGATCGTAAAATTGACCCATCCCACATCTTCAATAAAACCACTCAACATCTGTTTCTGATAAGCAGGATGCTGCTTCGGATTATTAGGATTCAAAATAACTTTACTAATGTCGATCTCACCTGTCTCAACGATCCTATTCTCCCACTGTGGCATCGTTAATCTCCTTTGATTTCACCCTAGAAAGTTCATCAGATGTCAATCGTTGAAATAAAATCACCATCGTTTCTCCGGTCAATGCTGCTATTAACTTTAGCGACTTGTAAGTTTTACGCCACACTTTTATCGTCTGAAACTCATTTTTCACCTTCTCTACTTCACCTATTTCCATATCACTTTCCTTTTATATGTTATGAATTTTTTTGTGACAGTAACAACATAATACGATTAAATCTTTTGCAGGTTCACGACCCAAGTTATCGTAAGTCTTATGATGTACATTCAGCATAACGCCAGTTCTTCTACATCTTTGACAAGTATGATTGGCTCGTCTATACGCAGCTTTTCTAGTCTTGTCCCACTCCGGTGTTTTGAGATAGTCACGATAAGGCATTGACCTGAGTTCGTGTAGTCGATTTCTTCGTTTTGTTGTTACAGTAACTTTACGTTTTGCTACAATATTCACGCCAAACACAACACCCGTAAAAGCCCTACAAACTGTAACAACTAAAAGAATTAGAAATCTCACCATAACTCCAGTTACACTTCGCAAATGTCAAGTTACGACATTAACCGTAACATTTAATTTTCTTCTACGATAATTAGCTTGCCTACATGCGCTATTACAGTAACGCCTGCGCCCAGAAATAACCTTACCGCACTCCATACATTTTAGTGATGGTTTCTTTACAGTTACCCTAGCTGCCGACTGTCCAACTTCTTTCTTGGCAGCGGCTTTAGTCCGTTTGGGCGGGGGGTTTCCTGTTCACCTGACTGTAATGCCCTCGGATCATTTTGAAGTGTAACATTCACCATATCCGCTTCTATAACATCCTCGTTATAGGTTGCGTGTAGCTTTCCATTTTTACGAGATTGATCGTCATGCGTAACGGGTGTCTTAATCCTATTCGATAATGCTTCTTCAGCCTCCTCTCTCGCTTTATCTGACATTTTATCCGACCGTAACGGCGATGATCCATTACGTATCTTTGCCATTATTTCTTCTGGACTTTCATCGGAACTTCTGTTATGTGTAATAGGATAAGTTTGTGGAGAAAATAATGCTGATGTATTCACGGTAGAAGAAGATGACGAGTTTGAAGGGGGTAGGGGAATAGAACCGCCACGCAATCCACCATCTTTATGAAGTCCCATATCTCGAATAGCCTGATCTAACAATGCTTTCCCCATTTCTGTTCCAAGCTGTTCACCTAACTTTGACAAATTATCCTCAAGATATTTAATCCCTTGAGCTTCAACCTTATCCTTGGCCACTCCCATAGCTATTTCCTTCATGGCGGACGGAGACAGCACATGAAAAGAATAAGCGGCAATAACATTGGCAATAGTCCACAATGCAATCGCCCACACTGCTACTGACCCAAGTTGTTCAGGTGCATCAGTAAATGTCTGTCCGCCCATAAGCAATTCGGCAACGGTCATAAGACCAATTCCGATCAAATCCATTACCATCATCAACAGGCTTACCGACCGCTGCCCAAGACCTTTCGAATACGATAAAAAGACAAGTAGCCAGCAGATTGCGCCACCATCGAACACGGCCAAAGCCAGAAAAGGCTCCACCCCTGCTCCAGGCATGACACGGGTTACAAAAGATACAGTCAGCGATCCAGTCCAAACAACGATCACCACACAAAATATGTAGAACAAAACTTTTGACGAAAATTCAAGAACAGGTTTCATGTTTTCTCCAGTGCGAAGATTGAATTATTGACATGTTGTTATTTTACCATATAAAACAATCACCCGGAGAAAATCTCCGGGTGATTCCCGAAATTAATTTCGGTCTATAACTTTGGTTAGATTACCGTAACGCTCCTACCCAAGCAGCCTGTCCCCAACTATAACCTCTCGTGCTCACCCCGCCATCAGCGAAGTACGGAGATTCAGGATATGGTTCACGCAGGTGCTGCAACGGAGAGTACTTCACCTTTTGGATTTTACCGGCTAACTGTGGAGTGCGGAGTACGATCCGCTGTTCAGTCCGAAGCGCCAGCTTGAAGCACCAATTGTGAGACTCTATCGCCCATGAGTACATCCCACTATCAGTCCAGAAAGTAGGAAGACCACGCAAAGAAGGCGTTTCACGACTGGCCTTGCTGTAATCCAAATACTCACGATACAACACCGGGAAGTTACCCTGAATAGTCAGGGGTAGCATGTAGATGCTGGAAGCGTAGAAGCCACGAGCAACATTGGCGTCATTGACATTAGTTCGCTCATAGATACCCGTATCCGTTGCAACTGGATACCGATTTCCATTGATGTCTATGTACATCCCATTTCTCATTGCATCCCGCATGGCGATATTTCCGTTATCATTGATAACGTTGACAACACCACCGGACGCATTGGAGCAGCGATTGGACTGATACCGGCAAGGCCAAACTGCGCTCAACTCGAACCACAGTTCAGGGCGCATTGCAATGACCCACTCGACCGGATCGAGACCCATCGTAACAGCATTGTTACGCAGATAGAACTCAAGCATGGAAAGATATTCAACAATGTCACGGCTTGACCCATCGACCAAATCATAGTTGAAATCTTTCACATCGCTATCCAACGCAGGACAAAGAACGGCACTATCAGCATCTTTTTGACCGGTCGCAACCTGAACATCAAGACCGGGGAACGTCCCACCGGCAACGGTACCCTGCCAAATATCCTGTGAGATTTTCCGCTCTGCAGAAACAGCAGCGGTCACCATCTCGGATTCGGTCAGGATATTCAGAACCTTGTTTTCGTCCATTCCAGCCGGGCCAAGATTGTCCATGCCCAACAGTCGCCCACGCAATACCAGGTCTTGAGGATCGCCACGATTGAGCCGGAGCATCGTTTTCTCAATATCAATCGTGTTAGTATCAAAGCGAGTTGTACCGAACATAGCTGTCAGGTTACAACCCTTCATGTACGCAGTAGGTGCGTCTGCACAAACAGCAGTTGGCTGAGAACCAGTAACTGCTGTAAAGCCGGTGATTGAACCAAACCGAGGATCTTCGTTGACACCCGGAATAGCCGGAATCATGCTGGCAACACCTTTTGGTCGAACAACAGCCGAGATAATATCTCGTTCCAGGGCGCCACTTGAGAACAGTCCATTTGCACCATGCAGCTTATTTGCAGTCTGCGAAGTAGCTGGTGTCTTGGTGTGCATCCCTTCTTTCAACTCATTCAGAATTTCGGTCTGCTTTGTCAGGAGCCCGACCATCTGCTCATTAAAATTATCAGTCATCTCATATTCTCCTTTAGCGTTTCTTGTTGATAATCCCAGTTACGATTCCACCAATGATCGGATTTTCTGGAAATTCAAATGCCTTCGATCCATCATTCGCCAACATTTCCATCGGCCCACTCTTAAACAATGTGCTGTTCTTTGGAATCTGAGTTTCCTTGCTACCAATGGAAGTCATATTCTGAGCAATCATGGCGGCTAACGAGGCAGGAGGAATTAGAACTTCCTTGTCCTTCACCTCTTTGACTTCATTCTTCAAAGCCGATAATTCTGAGTTGAGATTCTTGATCGCCTCAACCAACGGGGTCATAATCTCCGAAATGGCAGTCGCAATCTCAGTTCGGGTTGCAAAATCAGAAGTATGTACAACTTCTTCTTTCACTTCTTCTTTCACTTCCGCAACCTCTTTAGATTCGATCCCACTTTCATCAGCAGACTTCTTGATCCCATTACTCATTTCCTCGATCTCAGAAATCTTCTCATCCGAAAAACCAAGCTCCCGAAGATAGTTCTTTTTGATATCGGGTATCGACATATCTTTCTCCTTGTTCAAAATTCCAAATGTCGTCATGCGATTAGCAGCCGCCCGACTGGGTAAATCGCTGATTTCAACAGTAATATGTGAATTGATTATAGTATGATCTTTCAAATCACGCGTTATAGTATCAGATGGCATACCATGAGAGGTTGCAATGTCACCCATTTCAGATAACAATTCCGCTTCTTTCTCATGCCCAGGATAGATATACCCGGCAGCCATAGCCACTTTATTGTCTGCATCAAATGCAACCCAATCTGCTTTTCCATAAGCAGTACCTGGAATGTGCCAATGCCACAATTCAGGATAATCCACTTCTTTCTTATCAACCATCTCGACAAATCTGATATGAGACTCAGAACTAATAATCTCAGGTGGATTGTCATTATCTCGATAAGCATTGCTGTAACTTGAGAACCAACGATAACCCCCATTAGCTTCTTTCCAAACCATCATCGCATTCTCTTTCTTTTTCACTGCGTCCGGAATTTCATCATCTTTCACCCCCAACTTATGATATTCCGACCTGACCCTCGCCTTTGCGGAAGCCATACTTTTAATGGGCATCTGAACCTGATTACCCATAAAGCCGGCACTCGATAATGCCGCAGCAGCCCTTCCCAATTGCGCCACCGTTATCTTTCCTGGATCTTCTGCTAATCTCAATTTCCAGGTAGATGGTTTCATTTTGTCCGGAACATAAGCAAAGTCGGACGAATGAAACTTCTTCCCACCTTCGGTTTTGTAATCCTGTTCCTTGAACACGCCTACCCGGATAGCCTTGATCGCCTTTGAGAATAATGATTTATCTACCGAGTATTCTGATACCAACCCGTTCAACCGATCCACATACTCACCTACCAGTTTCTTTACTGCCGAGTATTGATCCATGTCAGGCGTCTTGTAATACTCAATATTGCACAGAAGTTGTCTAAACAAGTCCGATAGACTTTTGATATCATCGGTCAACTCACCAACCGTGTCCACCTGTTCGATCTCGGAAAAGCTGGTCGCACCAGGAGTATCATAAATGTTTTCCTCAGCCGTTTCTATTGCATCAGACACGGTTTGATTTTCACTGGTTGTATCCTCGATCATATTATCCATCACAGTCTCCTTCGACTATACGAACAACTCGTATTTTATCACGTTGCAAAAATCAATACATCACGATTGATTAGAGGTTGCTCCAAGTTTTAGGAGCAAGCTAACATTATTTTTCGGTTCAATTTTTCTTTGTTCCGGTTCAGTCCATGCAATTGGAGTGCCATCAGCGTCCATAAGGACACTGATCGTGACCACAGAATATCCCTGACTTTTTGCCACGCTCTGCATTCTTCTGATAAGAGAATAATACTCTTTTTTGACATCTTCGGGATAGTCCATATTTCACATCCAAAATTTTTCCATTTCTTTTTTTGCATCCCTAACCGCATATCGCATCTGCAATTTCCATCTTGGCAATAGAAATTCCTCGATTGACTGTGTGAAATTTCTAGCTTCAATACCTGGCTTTGGCAACCATCCCATTTCTTCAAAGTACGAATTACGCCCCTTCCACGTAACCCTGCCACTTCCAAATGTGGATGGTATCAATCCAACGTGCGTCTTACTTGTCCAATCTGTAGACATAATCGCCCACCGGATATTAGTTCCATTATCAAGAAAATTCCAAATCCGATCATCTGTTCCAACGGCTAATCTGAAAATGTTAGGACTATCGAAAAAACGACGATACACAAACTTTGGATCGTGTTCTTTCCAGGTTTGCGTGGTCATCTTGTAGACAGGAATGGCTGAATTTATGGCAAAGTCTTCAATCCTTTGTTTTATAACTCTAACAAAGACCTTATCATCCATTCGTTTTTTCCACTTACCAATCTTCTTGACGAAAATGCTATATGACATCGCTAAACTCCTTCCGACTGAGCCACACTCACTTCGTCAACTGCATTTACCAGTTGTCTCGGTAATTTCCTACCAAATTTCTCATCCTGATAGGACGTATCCGGTTTTGCTACTTTTACAGGATTATCAACATTAGACACATCTGCCTGGTTGATCGCTGAAAGCTTGTTTTTGTCAATCTCAGCCCCTAATATGTCTTCAGTGTCATATCTATGGTTTATTGCCGCAATCGCCCTCCTTGCCTTCTTTATCCGATTCACGTCCTTTGAATTAACCACGTACCCCATGATCTTCGTCTTTCTTTCTTCGTAGTTATTTTCATCGACATCACCCAAAAATTCAACGTAATCCTTATCATTCGACTCAAATAGAACTTCAACTTCAACCCCATCTTCAAGCCGACCATCATTCAATTCAAGTTCCTCAAATTGAGCTTCACTGATCTCGCCCCGTTTCAACATCAACTCTCGCTCAACCCGAATATTGGTGATCTTATTGGCAACATCCCTTTCTCTGGCCTGCGCCCGGATATTGGAAATCTCTGCCGCCTGACGATCCTCACTGTCGTCCTGATTGTCAAACACGCACTTCAAAAACTGTGGTAAGAATTTCTGACTGATCGCATTCTCAAATGATTGCAAAATCTGACCAGCGCCCTTTCCTCTTTGTTTGATATGCTGGATAATCGCATCTGCTTTGGTTGCGCCACTCTCCATACCAGGAAATAAATCTCTGGCATCGGTGCCAAAGGCCAGCGCAATTACAGACATTCCCAAAATGGTACTTTCCTTCTCGTCAAATCCATCCGGAACAGAAGCAATATCAATCTGCTTCATGTCTGCGTCCGGAATGGTTCTATCACCCACTGCGATAGACTTAGCAAACCGTGTCAATCCTTGAGAACTAAGAGTACTATCTGATACTCGAATTGCTTCTTTTAGATCTTCTGGATCAAGCCCACCACGAGTGATAAATATCTGCCGCTGCGGTCTTGACCCCATCTTCTCCTGCTTGTACACGGAAATGTCAATCAAATTCTGAGCAGCATTGATACACCTTGAAATCGCTGAATAGCCGACCCCGTTCATTTCCCTTCTCGGAGAAGTCATCTGAGCCATATAGATCACTCTTGAGTTGTGCAGCTTATAACTTCTACCATCCACATCAGTAAATACTACCGGGTATTCTGGATTACCTGTTCTAAAGCACCTTGCGCTATCCAGATGCGCCATCGAGAAAGCAGGTCCTGTTATTGGACCTAACTTATCACCTGGGCCAATCACTTCAACAAAAACACCGTTATCCCTGGTCAATAAGTCGGTTACGCACTTACTAAAGAACGTCATCCAACCTTCTCCGAACTGAGAAGCATTAATCAAATTATCCGTGTATTGCTCTGCTATCTGAACATGAGACTTGATCGACGTATCTCTCGGAATTGCCTTTACCGGAATGGTCGTCATCTTGGATACCATACTATACACGGCTCCGGAAAGATGATCAGACGACTTCCAGAAATCATCTAACTGCTGATCTCGGGTAGGAGACCACCACTTTGAGATAAGACCATCGGCAGCGCCCATTGAAAGCAGTAATGATAAAATGCCAACACCGGAACCACCGCCAGTCTTTATCGACTGTTGTATAGTGTTGTCTAATGATGTATCAATCGAATCCGGCATCTTAGTCTCCTAGCTGAAGTACCTTAGCTTTCCTGATATATCCTGGTCTTATCCAGGAGATGATATATCTTTCTGCATCCAAGCGGTGATAGATATTCTTTTGAGCAATTTCATCCAAAGTCTCACCAGCTTGGCTCATCTTTCTGCGATATTTCCCTTTTTCGTCAATAATACCTGACACATTACCAAAGTACATAATACCATTATTCTGATGCTGCGCGTATACACGGTTGATACCCAAGTTCACATCAATGATCTGCGGCTTATAAACTGGCAATCCGGCCGATCCGAACTCCATGCGCCACTGTCCCTCAGATCCTGCCCCACCTACGCACAATGGAACACCCCTTTCCCCGGCCAGAATATGTTTCACGTGATCCGCAATCGTCCTTCCTCCTGCCAGATATTCCCGATAGCAGTATAGAATGTGCGAAATTGGATCTTCAGCATAGTACATACAGCAAGTATGAACTGGGCCAAAATCAAGTCCAAGGTATCTTTTCCAATGATCTGGTATCTCGAATGGATCGCACTTGTGAAGAGTGGGACTAAAGCTGCTATAAATCAAAATTCTTCTTGATGCTTTTCTCCCCCGATATTGCATGTTGAATTCTTCATCAGAAAGTAATTTCCTTTGTTCCTCGTATTCCTCTACCGGAAAAGATGGATTAAGAATACTATCAAACTGAATTACTGCCGTTTTTCTACTTTCGCAGTCTGTATATTCAATCTCTCCAATTCCATCTGAAAAGAATTCCTGCTGTCCAGATGAAATAGCCGGCTCAATAATTGCATCAATCAACCATCCGAGATTATATAAAGTAGTTGTCATCAGGATACGACCCACATGCAAAGCTATCCTTCTGCGTATAGCTTTAAATGCATCAAAGCCAAATCGCTCCTGCCCGCAATTGGATACAAGTATTCCGCCAGCGACGTAATTGTGATTCCCTTCAACTTCGATGTTATAAACAAATCCGTCACTAGATAAATCACATTCTGAAGGGTTTAACGTTTTTGGTACATCAATCCACTCCCCACACATGAAACTACCGTATACTTTACTCATTTTGAACAACTTATGTTCAAAAGATGCCAGTACTTTTTCACTCTCTATGTAGCCATTTTCTGTCCACACCTTATGATCTGCTGTAATACGTAGAGAACCAAGTTGAAGTAGTGGTTTACTCTGAGGTAGTTTTATCCAACGATTTATTCTGCGCAATTCAAACTTGTGCAGTTTAGTGTCGTAAGACCAAACACGAACATCAGTGGAGTGATTGACGATCCTACCTATCTGCATCTCTCCCAATTCTGTACTTATGATTGTTTCCGGCGATAAGCACTCGTCTAACCAGGCTCCTTTAGCGGTAGAACTTTCCAGACCACCCAACGCATCTGCCGATCTAAGAATAATTCTTGCCCACATTGGATCTTGAGAACGTTTTGCAAGAAACTCACCAGTCTTTGGATCTTTGAGTTCAATGATCCTATCTCCTGCCCAATACCTTCCAATGCCAAGTATTTGTTCGTACACTTGAAGCATCGCTGGCAGCATTTTCAACTTGAATAAGTCAAAGGAAGCGGTTGCAGCGATATAATCTCCTGATCCTCTTATATCATAGATCTCTTTTTGTAGCCACCAAGGACCAAAAGACGTATTGTGTAAAGTTATAAAAGCTCCTGATCCCAAGAACGTATGATCGTAGCTATCAACTGCGATACATTTTGTCGGAACACTCTCTACCTCTTTTATCGACACAATGTAAAGTAAATTTGTGTTAGGTTTTTGCTTATTGCTTTGTCTTTCATATTTCCTATCTAACCAGAAAAATCTATACTTATTGCTATTGAAAGTAACCAGATAAACATTGTAGTCCTCACTTTTTACCTGGATTATCTTTGTTCTTATTTTTGCCTTAATGCCAAGCGATCTTACAACTTCAAGAAAATCATTTGCCAGTTTTTCTCTTATTGAGCAGTACTCAATATGTCCTCTCGGATCAATGTATCCATCAGTATCCAGCATACCTCTTACCAATTGAAGTCTTTGTTCTATTGACGATCTCTTGTAAATCATTGGAATATGCTTATTATGCAGTACATCCATAGACTTCAATATTGGATTTACAATTCTCCTTCCTCCCTCTTTTCCTCCAATTGCATAAGTCCAGCACTTATTATCTTCTGACGATTCAAACCTTTCAGTCGGATACCCATCAATATTTATTCTTCTGATAACTTCATTGTTAGGCTCCCAACAGGAAATATAACAATTGTCAGATACGCCATTTCCAAGCCATGCCCCAAATGTATAAGGCATAATGGGAAGAACTTTATCTTCTATTTCCAAAGCTTCGCACAGGTCTATTGAATAATTTGATCCACCATGAGCATCGATAACGTGCTTAGACATATACAAAGTATCAAGGACTTCATAACCAACACCTCTCAATCTGCATTGCCACCTCGACTCTGTAAATTCTAAGTCCGGATCTTTGACCGACCTATTTTCATTCTTTCTATGCTTATAACTTTTCACCTTCCATAGATGCTCTTCATCGACAATAATCTTCTGCCCATTATCAATCTCTACCTCAAAACATCTCAAATGATGTACAGGTGAAACATAGGTTACATTGCACAACTTCCCATCAGATCCAAATACCCTGTCACCTACCTTTATTTCTCCAATTGTGGTATAACTATCCTCAATTGGGACTAATTCTACCAAAGTTATCCCCTTACCGCCCTGCGAGCCAGCTATCATAGCCACAGTTCTTCTGGTACTATCCCAAGTTAACTCCTGAGCTTTATGGAAAGGAATTGGTTTTCCAACATCATCGTGAAGGTGTTTGTCCGGCCAATTTCCCCTCGATGATGTTGTCTTCGTTCCTTCCGCTTTCAGCCTTTCCATCTTCAGAGAATTCAACGCTTCCAGACTCAAATAATTTTCCAGCAAGCTCATTACCTAACTCCTTCTCGATCTGATCCCTGGTCAGCTTTCCACTCTTGTAAAGTTCAATTACTTCAGATCTCCAATCATGTACATCCACCCTTCTCGGTGTATCAAGACCAAGCACCTTTGATCTGCGCTCCATAATTCTCAATGTCAAATTTGCGGCAGCAGCATCACCGGCAAGAGCCTTGTTATAATATACCATCAGCAAATTTTCCATTCTAAGCAGATCAATCTCTAAGATTTCAACAGCATAATCCGCTGCTTTACTTCTTATACTTTCTATAGACCTGCGAACATCAATAACTACTGCACTAACAGAATAGTTATCAGGAAGAAACAAACTCTTATCTTTATTTAGTTCTTTGAATATATCATCATAACTAAGTCCAGCAATCCTAAATTCAAGCACCCTGCTTCTTCTCAACTCTGATTTTGAGTCCAACCCCCAGGACAAGTCTCTCTGCACTCTTTTGTCCGTTGCCATTGCCATTCTTTGCTCCCTTCATCCTTTCCAGATCATCATACAAATCAATAACTTCATCTGTAAAAGCATAAATCCTAAAATCAATTTCTCCAACACAATCTTCAAATAAAAGGAATCCATTACATTCCATCATTTTGAGAAGTGACTGAACACTCCGCTTTAGTGGTCTTATCAATTCTATAAATTCTTCTCTGCTAATTCCTTCAATTCCAGAATTGACAATAACCTCGTAGATACCTTCAAGATCATTATCTGTTATCCCGATTCCAGGCATCCACTAATCCTTTATCACTCCACATTATATTTTTCCTTTGCGTATTCCTTGCTAAGGATATCTTCTAATTCTCCTTTGCCATTAAATCTTACAAAGTCACCATTAATTACCATCATCTTTTTCTTAATCGTGAAGTAACATTTGAACTTGAAATCCTTTATCAGCAAATCAGTCCAATCACTATCATAATTAACTGATAGAAACTTTACCAATGTAAACGTTCTTAGGAACGACCTGTGCGTATAGGCTACTTCTCTCATACTTCATCCTTAGTTACCACCTGGTTCGATATGACTTCATCGCCATTACATATCCGACAATTGACCAAAGCTGGAGCCTCAATAGGTACAAAATCACCATCATCCATTCTGTATTGAAGCACAGGAACAGAGAATTCGTGACCACAAGCAAGGAGTATGGCCCAAAGTCTGGTGCCGGGTATAGGTACTGCAAATTCGACAATTCTCATGTTCATCTTCCACATTCCTAATAAAACAGGTTGGGCTGCATCTGTGCAATCTCGATCCGCCGTTTTGCAATTTTAAAATAATTCTCATCAATTTCACAACCTATAAAATTCCTACCAGTCTGGATACAGGCCACGCCAGTCGTGCCGCTGCCCATGAAAGGATCAAATATAAGATCGCCTTGATTAGTGAAATTTATCAAACACCAACGCATAAGTGCAAGAGGTTTTTGAGTTGGATGATCGACCCGCTCTTTGTTAGTCGCTGCAATAGTCCAATCGAATACAAGTGAATTTCTATCCTCGCTCGTCCAGGCTATTTCACAATCAGCAGCAGAAGGAACCGCATCCCGCTTATACCAAATTAACCAACATCGAGAAGGGGGTAACGAATAATAATTGCCTCCCCAGACGATAGCCTTCTTTCCAAGACTTACGGCCAAAGAAACTAAATCATGATTTACTATGTCCCATTTGATATCTTGAAGTGTATTCCTACCTCCACCAGTATTGCGTTTTCCCAAACCATAGGGCGGGTCTGTAAGAACGCAATCCACGGATTTATCTCCCATTGATTGCATAAAATGCATACAGTCTCCCAAGATCAATTCAACTTTGCTCATATCAAATTCCTCACCTTATATTATACGACTATGTTCATCATAATTACAACAGTAGCATATGCGCATAGCCTATCAGTTTCTATACTATCCGGTATAGGCAGCGAGGAACGCCTTCGGCGACTCCACGGTTTCCAAGTTTAAGCAGCAAATTGGAAAATTTCAATTTCAAATCGAAAATTCAAAAAATGTTTAGGTACGCTCCGCTACTATATACGAGGAGCGGAGCGACGAGTATATAGTAGCGGAGCGAAGCGAAGCGTGTTCCTACTGTCCTTACTCAGTGAGTATACCTTGCCCGGTATGTGCTATGTGCAGTTCACCCTGCCGAGTATGTCTTGTGAGGTAGCAGGTTCCATCTGCCGAGTATGGTATGTGGTATGGTAGAGTACGCTTGCCGAGTATTGTATTGTGACCATGCCACACTCATACCAGGCAGGGTAAGAGGTGTCATGTAGTAAAATTACATGCATGTAGTAAAATTACAAAAATTACAAAAATTACAACAAGTTATATTAATATATATATATATATTAATTAAATTTCTATTTTCCCTTTCCCCACCCACCCTCCCTAAGTGTAACCATTTTTTTTTCAAAAGTCAATAGGCAAGAATAATTATTCATGGTCAATCGGCTGTGAATAATTATTCATGGTTGTACTTTGTTCTATACTTATATTATTAATTAACAGAATCGACTTATTTTTTTTGAATTTTCTCCGTTGTCAGTTCGTCGCTTCGCTCCTCACTGACTCTCTGCGCTAATTTTCAATTTGATAGCTTTTGATAGGGTTTGTGAGAATGGGATGAGAGAATGTCTGTATAGGAATATGGATGAATATGGTCATATTATTTTTCAAGAAATGAGGTGCAATCGTGAGTGGATGCCGAAACCACCACAATGGATGCTGATTTTCAAGTTATGGTCATAATATTTTGTCAAAAATGAGGGCCGATCCTGAGATAATGCCGAAACCACCCTGCTCCAATTTTAGATATTTTTTACCTAAATTGTCAACTTTCACAACTTACTGAACGTTCATGCGACGAAAGTCATAAACTGGGCATGACAATTTCGCATAGATTTATGAAAATGTAATAGGGGAACCGGTTACAAAACAGCCACAAAAATGACTATAATTTGACATTCGTCACATATGACATACACATCTTGTACGGTAGAATTTGGTCAATGAATAAATTATAGATAAAATCGAAATTCGATGCGGACCCAGCCCCACCGGGGTTTGGCCGCCCGTGATTTATTCTAAATTTTGGGAGATGTACAATGGCTACAAAATCGTATCAGTGTGTTCGTGCCGAACTAGATTTGGCTATGAAAGCCGTATTCAACAATCTGTCCGCAAAATTTGCGGCGGATCCGGAATTGTCCGTAGTGTATATGGGCGAAGCTGGAAAAAACACATGGACGCGGGAACAAGCCGAATCGGCTGTTACGCCACAGGTGAAACAATGGATGGACAACCGCTATTGGTCCGCACGCAAAGCGTGGAATCTGATTGATAGCAAGCCATCCGATGATGGCACGCCTGTGACGCCAGCCGCTGATGGCACAACGCCGCAGCCGATCAAGCCAGCCATAACCCGTTCTAATAACACCAAAATCGCAAATTTGCGGGTTGTCATTGGTGCCGATTTGGACGAAGCTGTTTTTAGCCTGGAAGCGCTTCCGGGTTATGTTTCATACCATTCCGGTACCGACACATTCAACGCATCACGGACCGGATCTTTTGCCGGTGTCATTAATGCGCTATTATCCGACCCAATTGCGCTTGTCAAGCGGGCGACCGAAATTGACAGTGTTTTTCACCGTCCGGTTACATCATGCTACACCGCGCATGGCTTTACTAGCACATTGGAAGCGGAATCCGCGGCGATTGATGACATCTATATTCGAGCTTGCGCCGAATACACCGCAAACAAAAAGTCCGTGAACGCAAAAGCGGCTGTCATGGAATATATGACGGATAGCATCGTGGTTGTAAAATCAGGCGTTGCGCTAAAAGCGGCCTGGATTGCAAATTGGGAAGCGCTTCATATTGCAAAACCATCCGGTGAACAGCCATCCGGTGAACAGCCAGCTGATGAACAGCCAGCTGATGAACAGCTATCCGAAGCCGTAGATACCCTATAATCACCGTCATTCAATCACCCCACCGGATAGCACATATCCGGTGGGTTTTACTATTCTAAAATAGGAGTGCAAACATGGATTTCCGGCACCAAGATCTTTTTCATTCCATCTCCATCCATACCCAATATGCAGAATGCCTGGCTGTATGGGGTATCGGATCATTGCCAGCAGAAGGCATGATACATGCGTACCGCTTTGAAGGCGTATCGAAGCGCCAGATGGCGTGCGCATCGTATCCGGGCGTGACACCTGATCGGCATATGCGCATCGGTGTCAGCGGGGAAGAATGGGGCGTGTACATCCACATGCCTATCTTCCGTGCGCTCAAAGCGGTGCATGGCGAAGCCTATGCGAAAGAAAAACTGCGCCTGGTAATCATACATGAATTGGCGCATATAGCAGCAAGATTTTCTGTTGGGCCGGTTCAGCATCACGGATCGACCTGGGGTAACTTTATGATTGCGATGGGATTAGGCGAAAATGCGAATCAGACCGGTATCGGCATGGCATCAACCGCCTATCAGAAATCACCGGATAAATACAGCAGACCGTAACACACGGATGGCGGTAGGATGGAGACCTACCGTAACGAACCGGCGTCCAGATCCAAAGCTCTGGAGCAAATCAAGCGGTATCGTGTATTGGGAGATGAGCAATGTCAGTTAATATTGATCTCGTATCGGATAATGAAGATGGCGTGGTGGTCGCTCGCATCGAGGGCCGGTTATCTTTTGAGCAGGTGGCTGATTGCCTGCATCAGATGGCTGCGGCGTACACGTTCAACAAATACAGCGTCGCCTTCAACGAGGTTACCGTCACCACAACGATCATAGTGACCAAGGTGTACCAGGCGGGGTATGTTGAGCGGTATGCATCTTCAATCGAGGCGCTTCCGAACCACATTGAAGATGCCTGTTCAGATGATGAATTCACGATGGCCTATCAGATGTGTACCGGCCTGCGTGGGCTTGATCTAGCTAATCAGATGTTTATCGCCTGGTTCGAGCAATACGAAACACGGCGGGATCGCTTCCCGGAAGCGTTCGCTTTTGTCGTAGCCGATATGATTGATCTAGATCACGGCTTACGGTAAGCATACACGGCAAAATAGAAGCGGATGACGAGATGTAGTGGGCATCTCGTAACGCACCGGCGGCTCATTCAAAGCTGAGCGTTAAGGAGATACAAATGACCAAAGAAATTGATCAACTCAATACCATGCTCGGCAATCCTTTCGTGCGGGTCACATCGTTTCTCGATGACAGCATGACGGATAGCAAGCTGAGCAAGGCGTACGATATCAAGGTTGCGCTTTACGGCAAGAACATGGCGACCGCCCTATTCCTCAATTGGTTCGATGCGCATCCAGAATACCCGGAACGTTTTCCGGCTACTTTCAACATGGTCAATGCTGCTCATGAGGCCACGATAAAGGCCATGAATGACTTTGACGCATTTCTCAAGTCAACTATCCGGAGGTAATATGGAAGCATTGATCGTTCTGTTCATCGCTTCAAAGATCCACTTCATTCACGCCATGTACATCTTGTACAGCGCATCCGAGATCGGTCATCCGTTCGTGATGGATGACTTGATCCAAATCTTTTACGTATTAGTCATTGGGAGATAGAAGATGGAAAACCAGATCAAGATTTCTGTATTGGCCTTGAGCAAGAACCTGTTCAAGCAGATGGGCGTAGAGTATTGGGCGGCTATGGTCAAGTACAACGGAGCAACCGGGAAATGGGATGCTCAGCGGCCTGTGGAGAAATCTGTCATATCAACTTTATGACATTTCCATGACATCTGTCACATGACCTGAGTGGCGTCTTGACTATACAATAATGGTCAGGACGCCACATTATCTTTGACACGGACAAACTGCTCAATGCCTCGTATCACCCAACGACCTGACGAGAGGATGTGAAGCAGATAATCAAACCTGATACATGGGAGATATAAGATGACGGTCAAGCAGTACCTGATTGAATTGAAAAAGATGACAATGGAAAGCAACGCCTTTATCGGCAAGGCGATGAAAGATCATCTGCGTGGGCTCATCACTGATAGCGAGTACGCCGAAGTTCTTACTGCTGAACAAATGGAGTTTCAGCACAAGATGATCGACCTGGCTGGTCGACTGGCGCTTCACGAAATCACCGGCTAATATCAAGTTTACCTCGAAAGAGAGAAGTCTAGCAAAACTAGACTGAGCCTGTGCAAAGCAGGTAATCTTGATAGAAGATAAAAGGAGATACAAGATGCCACTAATGGTCAAGCGGATCAAGTTGACAAAGAAACAAACACAGTTTTTGCTCAAGAATGAGCACCTGTGTCCAGTGACAAAGTTGGATAATGCTCTGATCGTCCGGGATGTTCTCACGGATGAGTTTGGTTATCCTTTCCACTATGCGATGGTGGAGGAAAAGGGATGGTTCACTCTGGTATCTTTCAATGCCTATTTCTCTAACCGGGTATGGCTGAATGAGTTTACCGGATTTGTCGATTCTGCGACTGCGAAACTGAAAGAAAGGATGGGATGGTAATATGCCAAGTCTAATGTTCTTGCTATTTTGTGCACTGATCGTATTCTCCTTATGCTTCTTGATCGGTCTCGGAATGGGAGCACTCTCATGACTCCATACGAGGTAATGCCAGTCAAAAGAGCGCAGGTGGATAAACTGATCAAGGCTGCTGGTATCCATTACACAGGCAGAAAGATCAAGATGAAATTCACCAATGAGATCACCTTCTGGGAAACAAACTGGAGCGGTGGCACTCGCAACAAGTACATCGGCGTAAAAGGTGATGGATCATCTTTACAATACTCGGCGCCAGCACCTTGGGTCAATCCGATTGAAGGTAAAACATTCGAGATGACCAAAGATGTCATCATCATCGAACACTCGATTTTTTGCGGTAAGGATTGTGGGCTGACCATCTTTGTCCATTCTAGTTACCTGCCAAAGTGGTTGCCTTCAGGAGGCTAAGATGAAATTTGTCGATGTTCTCGTTACCGTAGAAGAAGCAGTGGTCATGCGAAATGCGCTGATCGAATATGCGGCAATGTTGCGTACCGTGAATGAAGTATGCGTAAGCCACTATGCATTCTCTCGCAATCCCAATATATCGGAAGGACGCAAGAAGAACCACGACCTGGCCTGCACCGTAAAAGATACATTGGCAGAACGGATAATGTTGAGCAAGGATTGAGGAAACTGTGATAGATCAGAACTGTTGTTCTGATCTATACCGGCTTCACAATCTTTATTTTAGAAAAGGAGATACAAGATGAGCTACATTATCAAAAGGACAGGTGGTGGAGATGGCGTGGCGCCACTCAACCAGGGTTTGATTGAGGTTGTTTTAGAAGATGACAACCTCAATACCAGGCGCTTCAATACGCTCAATATGGCGAAAGACTATCTGCGACAGCATCACGTAACCAAGTTTGCTGGCATGGTTGAGTTTGTTGAAGTCGTCAATATGCCAGAAGGATTTCTCTCACGCATCGAGTGGTCTTCCGATGGCCCTTCTTGGGCGAGAGAAGATCGGAAACGGATCAATGCGATTATCAAGAAAGCGTTGATCGATGAAGCAGTTGCTTACCGTGATCTTTACGATGACTGCGGCGAGTTGAACAGCACCAAACTGGCTGAAACATTCTGCAACGAGAATGAGTTGAATGTGTATGACGAGACTGGCGAGCCGCATACGCCTTGCGACTTGTTCGAGATCGCTCAAGAAATTGAGAAAGAAGTTGTTAAAGAATGGTCATTCAAAGATGCTGAAAAAGCAGATAGTGAATACTACGATGAGAATGGAGAGGAGTACTAATGGCACTCAAACAGGTGTCAATGATTGATAAGATCAAAGGTTTCTCTAATAAAGACCTGGCTATAATTATTGGCTCTTGCAATAACCAAAAAGGTCTTTCACTTATCGAACATCCTGATTATTCAGGTATCTCTATGGAGTGGTGGC